ATGCCCCGAGAGCGCGCGTTCGGAGGCCCTTGAGCCCCTCCCGCACCCTCCTGCATGTCAGAGGAGGATGAGCTGTTCTCCGCCACCCTTGTGGCTCTTGATGGCGTTGCATTGGAAGCAGGCAGTTCGGCAGTTGGATGGTTCGTGCGTGCCGCCGGCTGCTAACGGGATGATGTGGTCGACTGTTGGCGCTTTGGGGTGTGGCACCGTTTTGGTTCGCATCGTCTTCTTGCCGCATAGGTGGCAGCGGTACCCGTCCATCTCGAATACCCTCTTGCGGTGGACATCTGCGCGGTAGGCGTCGCGTTTGCGAGCTCGCCGTCGTGCCTTGTGGACCAACCGGACTTCCCGCAGGCGGATGGCGTGGCATTCGGGTGAGCAGGTTACGTCAATGTTCCAGGTGGTGTAGTGCTTGCCGCACACTCTGCATGGGCCGCTTCGCCATGTAACCCGACCTGATGTGTGGGTGGGGTTCCATGCGCGTCTTGGCTTGACGTAAGGGACAACGGCGACGCCATAGCGTTCACGCCTGCGCTCGGCTGCCCGTTGGGTTGCGGTCGCGGCGCTGGCAAGGGTCGCTTCTGGCTGGGCGAGCGCTTGTCTGCATGCCGGACTGCAGCACGGTCTGCCTCTCGGCTTCCGACTCCGGCTGTACTCGACTCCGCATACGACGCAGGTTGCTGTGTGCCTCTTGCCATGTTCACGTTGCCATCGGTAGTGGCAGGCGCCGCATCGCTTGAGCTTCGGGAGGTATGGGGCAGGGTTGCTACACCCATCTGAAATGCAGATAGGCTTGTCCATGTCGAACCTCTCATTCAGGTACGGCCATGCCCCGGGACGGTTGCAGCCGTCGCCGGGGTCTATTCAGTTGTTGTCAGTGAGGGGTCAGTGACCTTTACCGGGCGGATGGCCGGTGGCTGCTCGGTGGTAGACGTTGCACAGTCCCTCGGGGTCTGTGACGTATTTGCCGAGGTGGAGGACGCAGCGGTCGAAGTCTCCTGGTGTGCCCCAGGCGATCTTGGCTGCGCCGGGTCCGCGGGTCCAGTAGGTCTTGAGGTGGTTGCCGTCGTTGGCGGGATTTTTGTCCACCATGTTGGCCTCCTGTTATTGGGTGCCTCGTGGTTTGGGTGGGCCGATCATGGGGTCTGCGATCAGTTTGGGGTCGACGTCGCGGAGTGCGAGGTTTTGCAGTTGCTCGGCTTTCATGACTGCGGGTCCGGTGATGTGGAGCAGTTTGGTGATCTGGTCGTAGGTCCAACCGTTGACCAGGAGTCTCCAGATGGCGCAGGGTTCGACGGGTACGGGTTCAACGGCGGTCATGGCTGTGGTTTGTCGTACTCGACGTGGCCGGGGATGAACCCGAAGCGTGGTGCGCTGTCTTGGCTGGTGACCATCGACTCCACACCTGCGGAGTCGCTGTCGTCTTGGCCGCCTTGATCGGTAAGGTCTAGGTCCAGCAGGGTGAGGCCGAGTACCCGCACAGTCAGTCTCACTGTGTCTCCCCGGTCTCGGTGTGTGGTGTGTCTGGGTGGTCGGGGTCCAGGCGGCAGACGCGGGAGCAGTGGCGGTGTCGTATGAGGTCACAGTGCAGACAGCGGAACAGTACGGGCTGGCTCATCCCAAGAGTCCTGTTCCTTCGCAGCAGTGGCATCGGCATTCAGTGATGGCTGTCTGGTAGGCGAGAGCAGCTTCGTGGCGGCGGATCTTGTGGCGGGTGAACACTTCGGCGGTGAGGGCGATCATCCACACCACAGCGGATGCGATGTAGGCCAGAGCGTTGCCTGCTGTGCGTACAGCTGCCATAGCTGCCACCGCTTTCTCGAAGCCCCCGACAGGCTGATCAGGTAGGTACGTGTTGGTTCCGGCTGAGTGTCACTGGCGTTGTGAGCCGGCGCGGTCACGCTCCGCACCTATCCCGGTAGCGGGAAGCCCTAGAAATGGCGAATCCCGAAGGTGCTTTGGGCACACTTCGGGAACGCCTTCACCGTACCATCCTCAACCGCAGGTCAAGGACGACACGCTTAGTCGCGGGTCACGATCCACGCCAGGCCGAGCGAGAAGGACAGGAGCATAGCGATCAAGAGGACTGCCAGGATGCCGTCGCTCATGCGAGTTCCTTTCGTTCGCAGCCGATGACTTCGGCGAGGAAGTTGAGGTGGTCTCTGTCCCACCATGTTCCGCAGGCCACGCATGTGCATCCGTGGATGGTGAGTTGCAGTGCGGTCTGCCGTACCCAGTCGCCGCCAGAGTCCTTGCGGTGCACGGTCCGTTCGCCGCATTGGGGACAGGGTGCGACGACGTCGAAGCGGCGGACTTCTTCGCCTTGGAGGAGGGTGAGTCCTTCGGCGACGAGCGCGCCGATCTTCTTGCCGTTGGTGTTGAGCCAGCTGGTGTCGTCGGGGCCGTAGGGGTTTCGGCTGAGGTCGTCGAGTCGGGCGACGACTCCTCCGTCTCGGCCGGGGGTGAGGGTGTTGGTGAGGGTGTCGATCTTCTTGAGCCAGTCGATGCCGTCGACCCAGAGGGGTGGGCGGGATTCGGCTTTGCCCTTCCCTTCTGGCCCGGACAAGCCTTCCAATTCATCCCGGATTTGGGTGTAGAGGCTGGGTTGCCAGGCTTTGGTGGTGCCGGCGCATTGGCAGTCGGTGTGGTGGTTGGTGCCTTCGCAGCGGTGTACTTCGGTCCATCTCATGCCGATCAAGTCGTGGATGGCGTTGTCGAAGCGGAGGTGCGCGTCCTTGAACGGGATATCGTCGGTCACCAGATCTTCTTTCGTTCGATGCGTCGGTTTCCGTCTTCGATCTGGGCGAACAGGTCCGCGACGGGGTCGAAGCCGTGGATGCGGATGTCGTGGCGTACCCGGGATGGCCTCCGTAGTAGCGGTACCCGGTTCACAATGCGGGAGGCGGTCATTCGTCCACCTTCTTGGCCTCGGCCACGTCTTCCACCTCGATGCACTCAGACCCCACAAGGTCGCCGTCCATCCACTTCGCGGCCGCTTCCTCCGGGGTAGCGGCTTCCACGCAGTAGGTCTCTCGGACTTTCGTGAAGACGTCAACGTCGTACAGGCTCATGGTGTCTCCTTGGTGGTGCAGGTGTAGCACTGTCGGTGGGTTTGGAAGACGGGGGTGTGGAAGCGTTCCCACCCAACATCCATGGGGGTCCGGCAGTCAGGGCAGCGGGTAGAAATCTGCCCTGCGTGGTTGGTGTCGGCGAGACGAAGGTTTCGGCGTTCCACATGGGCGGGATAGTTTCTGGCGTCCACATTCACCATCGACTGCGGAGGGTGGATCACGACGGGTCCTCCAGTGCGGTGAGGATGGCGTCGATCATGACGGTGCGGGGCAGCATGGCCCCATAGTCGACGGCCGCTGATTCCACGACCTCCTCCTCGGCGTCGAGGACTGTCCGCACCCGCTTCTCCCGGGCTTCGAGGTCCCGTACACGAGACACCAGAGCCGGGACGTCAGTACGAGCGTGAGCGATGAACTCGGCGTCAGAGAGCTTGATCCCGCCGAGGCTGCACCGGATGCTCAACGGGTAGATGAACCCGTCTCGGATCTCCCACGACTCCTCGGTTGCCGCGTCGGCTCGGGCTTCGATGGCGTCCAGATCAAGCTCAGACACGACGACCACCCGGCCGAAACACGAGGGTCCCGCTGTCGTGCATCTCGATGTATCCGTCCATGCCAACGAGCTCGGACCACACCCGGATGGGGAACTCAAGTCCACCCTCGATCTTGTCTAGCGCGTTCTGCGCCTCCTGGAGTCGATCTAGGGCGTCGGCGATGTGTCGTGCGTCGTCGGACGCGATGTTGAAGTCGCTCATTGGTTGGTCTCCTCAAGGCATTCGGGTCCACACGAGGTGGGTGGGGGTTGATAGCGCTGGCAGACAAGGCACCAGGCGGGAGGGGTGAGGGTCAGGGCAAGCTGGCCGGTCACAGTTCGTCCGCCTTGATCCCGACGACAATGGCCGTCTCGACAGCACCCGCACTCACACCGTTGAGGTAGTCCCACATGTCGTGGAAACCGCGCGCTGAATGCCAGCCACCAATCTTGAGTCCGTAGACGCCGGGGACATCCACGTCGTTCCGCAGCAATCGAGTGCTGTCATCCAGGGTGATCCGAAGAGGCACACCAGCATCAGCGATGACCACGCCCGCCTGCCACCGCAGCTTGTCCATCTCCGACCAGGACGGGTCTAGGGGTGGTTCGATGTGGCTGCCGTTGTCGTCGCGGACTCGGGTCACTGTCATGGGTTCGTACGTGGTCACTGCGCCTCCTCGATGTGTAGTTCGAGCCACAACCGGCCGCCCGACTCCTTCGCCTCGATCACAGGCATTCGCTTTTCCATGAACGCTGGTGTGTCATCCGGGACCAGCCCGTAATCCACCAGGCCGTCACAACACGCCTTGAGCGTCGGAACGAGGTTGTCTGCGTCCCTGCGGCCGTTGCGTGCCGGCGCGTAGTGCAAACCCACCACGACCCGACCACAGCCCTTGGGGAGCTTTGATGCTTGAGCCAACTGCTGTGTGTCATGGCGTAGTTGACGTGTGATCGACGCCTTACGTGCCCAGTGCAAGCGTTGATTCGCATTGAGAGGAGGTGTGCTGTAGGGCAGTTGAAGCGTGTAGGTCATGAGATCCCCCGTTGCTGCGAAGGGCGGACGAACTGGCGGACTTCTCCGCCGCCCTTCGCTTGAACTGAACTACCCTGAACTGAACTACTCTGTGAGGGAGTCTTACGGGAGTTCTCACGTAGTCCTCCGTTAGAGCTACCTGAGTCCGAACGTGCAGCTCTGTCCCGCTTTTCGGCCGATCTCCATCTCTCCGTCGCGGTATCGATGTCGTGCCACCATGTCGACCACTCGAGGGGCTGATGTTCCTCGCAGGGCGGCAGTTTCGACTGCGTCGGGTGGTTGATCTTCTGGTGCTCATCCCACGAGATCACGTGCAAGAACCTTTCTCCTCCAACGTGGTACTGGCACAACTGGCCGTTGCCCACGAGGTCGTTGAGGTGGTCTTCCACGTCGTCGATCGACACTCCATCGACCTTGCGGCGCTTCAACCACACGACGCCCCAGAGTTCTTCGGGGTCGTAGAGCATTCGGCCGCGGTCGTCGGCGAAGCACCAGAATCCTTCGTAGGTTCGGCAGGCGTGGAGGGACAGTCGGGCGAGTTGTTCGGATTTGAAGTAGTCGGGCCACAGCATTCGTTTACGGGGCATAGTCGGACTCCGAGATGTCGGCGTCATGTGCACGAGAAGGTTCGTAGTGCCGCCCAGCCTCGAGGTACCCGTAGATCCGCGAGGCTGCCTGAACGACGCAGGTATTGTCCGCACACAGATCGCCCTCTACTACCGCGTGGACGCACGACAGTTTCGCGAACTCCTCGCTGTAGGAGCTGCCGTTCCATGCGGCCAGTTTGATGACGGCCTGGGTGGCGTACCAGCGCACGTAGCGTGCCGGCCACCGTTCGTCGTCAGTCGACGATGCAGTGGAAGGGACCGCGTCCTTGGCGATCTCCGAGGCGCGTTCCTGGAGTTGGTTGATACGTCGCCAACAGCAGCCGCAGAAGTACTTCCACGGGTCGTAACTCTGTGCGCCCATGGCGACGTCCACAAGGTCATGTAGGTCGACCATTGAGAGGCCTGCAGCGAGGAACTGGTCGATGCTCTCGCCCCACCCTCCGGGCAGCTCGTAAGTCCGGTACTTGCCGCTGGATTTGTAGCGCCACGTCTCCCACTTGCCTAGGAACTCGTCACGATCGACTGCCCGGGCGTCTCGGTCGTGGGCGAACTCGGCCGCGGCTTGTTTCATCGCGTTTGCCCACCGGATCGCGTCGTCAGCGACGTCGGCAACCAGAGGTGCGTCGGGGCTGGATGACGTTTTGCCGGCGTTGCAGTCGCGGCACGCGGTCACGAGATTGGACGGGTCGTCCGATCCGCCGAGTGCTGTGGGTACGACGTGGTCGATGGTCATGGGAGTCTCGGGTGCGGTGGCTCCGCAGTAGCGGCAACGGTTGTTGTCGCGGCGGAACACCTCGTACCGGACCCTCTTGCTGACGGTCACTGCTGCACCTCCTCGTGTTCGCGTGTGTGCCGGTTGATAGCGGACATCCAGCCGACGAACCCGTACACGCTGGTTTTGGGGATGGAGTGGCCGCAGGTAGCGCACACCCAGGCTTCGATGTCGGTGGCGCTCACCGGGCCACCTCGGATCTACGTGGGGTGAAGTAGTCGGTGAGGGGTACGGCGTTCGCGATCCGCAGGTGATGGACGCAGACTGGGGCGGCGACGTATGCGCCGTCCCAGTCGTCCCACAGCCAAGCGAGGGCGACGCCGGTCTTGTCGCAGGGTTCGAGGATGCCGGCGCGGGTCACTTCGTGGTGGCAGCGGCCGACTCCTGTGCGGGCTAGCTGCTTGTAGTTGATGACGTATCGGTCGTCGCTCACTGGTGGTCCTCCGCCCCATCAGCGGGGATCTGTTTCCGCAACCGTGCCGCCAACACCCACGCTGTGTTTGCTGCGTCGTAGTCGTTGGGGCCGATAGCGTCTCCGAGTGCGGCGGCTTGATCCGCTAGGCGGCGGAAGAACCACCCTGGCTGGGTGCGGCAGCGGGGCGAATGCGCCCCCTTGCCCTCGCAGCCGCCACAGCTCCGGTCGTAGGTGGATGTGGTGACGGTGTGGTGTTGGCGGATAACCTCAGCAACATGAGCGGCGTGCCATGCATCGAAGTCGTCCGTCTGGCGTTCCTCGGGGCACACCTCGCCGCACTTGCACGCCGGCATGGGCCACGGCTCATCCTTATGCTGGGCGATGAGGGATTCCAGAGAAGAAACAGACATCACGCACCAGCTTTCGGGGTCCAGCCGGCGCCCAGTTCGCGTGTGACGATCTCATCCACCGCGTCGGCGTGCATCGTCCCGTACGTGTCGTCATCACCTGACGCGACCAACACCTCCTCGGTGCGGCTGTAGGGCGCCCACAACTCCCACTCGCCGTGGCGGGCGCGGAAATAGAACGGCACGCCATCGAAGGTGTGGCCGGACAACTGGGTGGGGTAGCTGCCGTATGCGTGCCGTCTGGGGTCTCGCGCCTCCGCGATCCCCCGAATGTCGGATGCCTTGATCGGCTCCCCCGCGGCTACCTTGCGGTCGTACTCCGCTTGGACGGCCAACGCGTGATCGCTGTAGTAGTTGCGGCTAGAATCTGTCATGGTCGAACTCCTTGTCAGTTCGGTCAGTGGCCGGGGTGTTCACAGCACCCTGGCCACCCCTCATTCTACCCCCGGTGGTGGGTGTTTCCTGTTGTGCTGCAGCGTGTTTGCGAATCACAGCTCCTGTGTTTCGAGGTGCGGCGGGCTGTCCCAGCGGATGCGTGTCCAGTGCCGGTAGTCGATGCCTTCGAGGGGCTCGAGGTCGCGGCCGAACATCAGCCACCCGTCCTCACCCGCAGTGATGCCGTAGGCGTGTTCGCGGTCGAGGATGCGTCGCCGGTTCGATGCGGGCACGAGGTATTGGTGGGTGTGCCCGTCCCACACGATCGGCTGGTCGCCCATCTGGTTGCCGAACTCGACGACCTGCAACAGATCAGTCATGACGCGGCCCTCATCTCGATCTGGGCGATGAGAGCCCGGCCGATGTACTCCGCGTACGACGGCGGGATTGCCTCGGCGATCTCCTTGCGCACATCGGTCCAGTCGATGCCCATGGCCTGCTGCCACTGTGCGACAGTGCCTTTCCCGCCTCCGTCTCCGTAGACGGCGAAGTAGGGGCCGTCGTACCAGGCGCCGTGTCGGTAGCCGGCGACCCGACCTCGGTGCGGAACATTGGTCTCATCTCGACCCCCGCCCGGTCACACGGTTGTGCTCGATGTCTCTGGCGTTACGCCGTTCGTTCCATCCCCAGACGAGCATCCCGGCGGCCACGAGGATGGCGGTGAGGGTGATGATCCCGGTCACGACTCACCACCGAGGATGCGGCGCAGGGTCGTTACCGCGAATTCGACCGATACGACCTGCCTGCCATATGCCTGTTCGGCGCGGCTGCCTGGACCAGCCTCGCGCTCCCATTTGTCCGCCAGCTCCCGTACCTGCTGGATGGTGGCGAGAGCAGCGTCGCGTTCGGCGGTGAGACGCCGGCATCGCTTACCCAGCACCCCCTGCTGCACAAGGAGCTGTTCCGCGGCATCAAGCTCTGCAAGTAGGCCATCAACGAGTTCAGGCGCAGCAGCGATGAACTCAGCGTCGGCCTTACCTTGCTCGACACCGTGACCGGCGATGCCGATCGGGTCGTCGAACTGGAGGGCGTGAGACTCGACTTCCCATTCCGGGTCGTCGTCGTGATGCCACGGAAAATGCTCAGCCGACCACGGTCCGGGTGTGATGCCTTCGAGTTTGGCTCTGGCCTCGTCTGCGATACTCATCGGTCACCCCGCAAATGAGGGAGCAGGCACACGCCGAGCTTGCGGCCATCCGTGAGCCGAACTTCATTGCACGCGAGCCCTGGGCCGTCCTCGCTCCCGTGGTTGTGAACCGCGTGCGGTACCCGTGCCACCTTCTCCACCACATCGTCTGCGGTGGCCTCAGGCGTGACCGGTGGGCAGTGCTCTCCCCGTCGGTGAGTCGGCATATCGCCGCTGCGCCAATGCCTGTACCGGCACGACTCCTCGCGGCACCACTCGTCTGCGGTGGACTCAGATTCGAGACGATCAGCGGCAGCACGGAGGTCTGGGCATGTGTTTGGCGATCGTCGAACGTTGATAACTCTCTCCAGCAGATCGGCCACGGATCTCAGGTCTTTGGGGTTGCTGGCGTCTGGTGTGCGGGCTTTCTCCGCTTCCGCCCGCCAGTGATCACGCTCAGCGAGGGCAGCCAGCAGCTCGTTCCAGCGTTGCTCGGATTCGGCCTTGTAGCGGTCGATGATGTCCTGTTTGTGGCGTGCTGTGAGTGATTGTCCGGCGCGATTGCAGTCGCCGCCGAACTTCCACACCTTGCCCGGCAGTTCGGCGTACGGGACTGCCTCGACGTCGATTCTCTCTGCGATCTTATCGAGCGTGGTGCGATAGTTGTCGAGCGTTGAAGCGTGCTCTACGGACTCCCGTTCCAGTTCGGCGATGCGTGCCTCCGCTTGTTCCAGTAGTCGCCGGTCCACCAGCCGGGTCACACGCCCGTAGCCGTCTGTCCTCTCGGTGTCGTAGATGATCGGCGGATCACCAACAGGACCGAAACCGATGTCGCTCATAGCCGCCCCTCATGAACTCTTGTGAGAATGTCCGCCGAGATGGACTCGATGTAGTCCCCGGCTGCGATTGAGAGAATTTGAATGGCGATGAGTTTGTCGAGCGCGTACTGCACACCCGCCGTGAATGCGTCCTGGTCGCGGTCGAATCGTTCGATGGCGTCGCCGAGTGTGGAGTGTTCCTCTCGGCGAACCTTGCTGTATACGTCGCTCATTTCGGCTCCTCGATGAGGTCAGCGAGGCCTGTCAGGACGTCGTAAATCCACGAGGCGGTGATCGCGCCGTGTGTGGCCGCGTATCGCAGATTGTCGGGCGTGACCTCCGCGCCGTTGTGCGTCGAGATGTCCAGCGCGCCGTCCGCTCTGGGTAGTAGGTGGTAGTGCTCAGACAGAGCAGCGACGACGAGACGGGCAGTCGCGTTTGGCCAGACCGCAGCACCGTGTCCGCAACTCTCGATCGCCTTCGCCGCGATCTCTGCGGGTGTTGGGGTGTCACTGGGCATCGGAATCACATCCCGTCCACGTGCGTAGAGAGAATCGTCCACGGCCCGTGAGCATCCAACGGAACAACCCGGTCGTTCTGGTCGTACCAGCGGCGATCCACACAGAACTGCGCGGTCGTGCGACCACTCGCGCTGACCACCCGTACGGCTTTGGTGCCGCGAAGATCGTCAAGCTGGTCATAGGATTTGGGCATCGGAATCACCTTCAAGCTCAGAAGAGGAATAGACGAGTCGCGCTGTGGGGCATTGATCCCAAGCCGTGAAGACCCCACACGATGCGCAGTAGGTGAAAAGCTCAGACCTGTCATCCACATGGAAATGCGAAGACTTCGGCTCCGTGATCGGCTTGTGCAGCTTCCGTAGTGGCGCGGCCATCTCACGGGCAGCAGCGATCGCGAGTGCCCCGAGACCGTCGTGTGCAGCCGACTCGACTGTCGACACCAGGCGGCCTACGTAGCGGGCATCCCACGCTCTCTGTGCGGCGGCGATCGCTGGATCACCGCCGTACTCCTGTGCCATGTCAGTACACCGCCCCGGTGGTGGTGATGTCGCCGTGCCGGTCACGCACCACCAGACGCCAAGGAACGACGAGAGCCTGTGCGCCTGGCGACCATGCGGCCTCATCCGTCAACTTCACCGAGTACTGGGCGTCGATGGCGTTGAGAGCCCCCGCCTTCCGGTTGTAGCCCTGCCCCGACGCGACGATGGCGTTGTTGTTCGCCTTACACCGCCAACGCCACTCGGGGGCCTCGACCAACTTGCCATCGCTGTCCATCCACAGGTCGTTGTCGACGTACACCTCGATGGTGCCGCGGTAGCGTCCCGGGGCTTCATACACGATCACTGGACTTCCACCACCCCACCCACCAGAGCGGCCTGCCGGCGAGCAGCACGCACCGCATTCGACTTGGTGTCATACGTTTTCGGGGAGATGGCCCCAGCGGAGCCGTTGCGGGCGATCTGCGCCCACTGGTAGCCCTTCCGCGACTTCGTCACCACAATCCGGATGCGCGGCGAACCGGCGTCACTGTTCGCGAGGATCGCGTTGATGCCGGCGTTCACACCCCCGCTGCCACCACTACCGCCGGCTTTGGATACCGCCCCGAACTTCGCCTTGCTCATTCGTTGTCTCCGTCTCGTGTTCTCCCCACACAGGGGATACGTCGTGTCGTTTCAGCACCTGTTGCGGGAGAACGCAGAACGCACAGCTCTCCCGGCCTTGCCGCGCACTCAGGGCACGACCTCTCGATCGCCCCGTACAGGAGGTAGGTTTCCGGGACTTCAGCCCACCGCATCCGACACCTCCTCGTAGCCGCCCCACTCGTTCAACAGCAGCCACCGACGAGTGGAATGCCAGATCGGCCGCACAGCCTCGTCCTCGAACGACCACACCTTGAACCCCTCTGCGTGAGCAGCTTTCGGCTCGACGGTCGCCCAGCCATGACAGAGACGGACCCCGTCGCCGCAGAGCGCTACACAGTTCTGCGGCGACCACACACCGCCCTGGGATCGGTTCTTGCGGTGATGGATTGTCGTCCCGTACTGGCCGCAGCGTTCGCAGAAGCCGTCCGCCCGCTCGTTCACGATGCGTCTCGCCGTCTTCTCGTTCATGACGCCACCGTCCGTTGCCGCCACGCCACCGGAACCAGCGCCGCTGGCACCCGACGGCCATGCCGCTCGTACTTGCGTTTCAACGAGTTCGGCGCCAACCCCAAACGCGCACACGCAGCCTCCACACCAACCCCAGACGAGATCAGGTACTCGAAGTCGGTGAAGTCGTCCTCAGGTGTGCGGGGTGTCTGCACCACCTCCGGTTCGTAGGTGGGGTCGTCGATGCGGTCCTCATCCCACGCCAGCGGCGGCAGCCAACCCCTCGCCTTGGCGCGACGGCGAGCTCTCCGGTCCGTCCCCGGAACCATCTGCAACTGCGTGAACAGATCGGCCACAGCACGCGCCGAAGACGCGGTGACATGCTCCGACCGGCCCGTCACCACATCTGAACACCACCCAGTGGATTGGCCGATACGGGCACACAGATCGCGTTGCGGATACCCGTAGGCGACGAGCGCACGCAACCGTCGTGCCGTACCCACAGCCACCACCGAGACCGCTGCGTTCGTGTACTCGAACTGGTCGTGCGGCACAGGCACTGCAAGGATCTTGTCGGCGGTCGCGCGCAGAATGGATTGGCTCGGCGGTTTCCCGCCCCGCCCGTACAGCAGGTAGGTGATCGCAGTGCGGTGAACCCCGGCGTCCATCAGTGTCTTGTTGTCGACGCCGGCCGCACGCAACGCCTGGAGATGTTCCCGCACGGGTTCGGCGGGGACGTAGCGGGATTCCCACCGCCCGTACGCTTTCTGCCGGGTGGAGATGCGGGAGTAGCAGGTGCCGCACAGGTTGCGGGCGACAGCCGATCTGCCGCATTCGGTGCACGTCATGCTGCGTCCTCCCGGAGACGCTTCCGTTCCCGCGGAGTGGTGCCACCAAGAACGCCGTGCTGATCGTTGTTATCCAACGCCCACTGCAAACACACCGCCCGAACGTCACATCCGCCGCAGATGCGCTTGGCGTCCGCGGTCAGGCCCTGGCTGTAGTGGGAGGGGAAGAAGATCTCGGGATCTACCTGTCGGCAGATGCTCTGCTCGTGCCACGTCGGCGGCTTGGGTAGGTCGGCCAGCATGTCCGACACGTTCCGGTTGCGGTTCAGAATGTTCGCCCCAGGGATCGCGTCCGCCGACCCCAATGCCTGCTTCTTGTCATCGATGGTGGATCTTCTATCCGCCCGGGGCGTCTTGTTTCGGGACGGCACGTGCTCGATGTGAAATCCGTTGCTCATTGCTGCTCCTGGAGGTGTTGGCAGGCCGGCCGGTGATACACGCAGACCGGGCATGGGATGAGATGGAAGATGGGTGTTCCGGGGCGCGGGTTGAACCCCACCTGCCCTGCGCCGCCGCAGAAGCCGCACGTCATGACGCCTTCTCCTGGGCGCCGAGCTCATCAGCCAGGGTCGTCTGCGCCGCATCATGATCCGGGGAGGGCTTGAGGGTCGTCGCGAGATGGCGGATGAGATCCCCCAACACCCCCGTGCGACCCTCCGCGTCAGTCGTCGGCGCTGCAGCCAGCCGATGCGACGACACCTCCACATGCAGCGCCTTCAACTCGTCCACCGACGTCGCCGCCAGGGCCCGTTTGCGGTACTCCGCAACCGTGGGAACCTTCTCCCCCTCAGCCAGCCACTCCGCGATCTGCGCCGCCAACTCCTCCCCCGGGAGCGGGACGATCGCCTTCGCCAGCGTGTGGATACGTGACTTCGTCACCGACAGGGTGTTGTCGTGATCCAAGTCCCCAACCACGTCGAATTCGTACTCAAGTCCGTCTCGCTGTTCGGGTTTCAAACCGACCTTGCGGGGCACCTTCTTGCCGCGGTCGTTCTCCTCGATCACAAACTCGGTCTTGGATCGCATCGTGACGATCACATGCCCCGGGTAGGAGATGAGAGCGTCGATCATGCGGCGTTCGTCCGGGCGGACTTCTTTCCAGCCGCCGAAGTTGTTGCCGCCCTTCGCGCGTCTGTCGACCTGCTCGAGCATCCCGTCGACACCCATCCAGTAGTGGGAGAGCGAGTCGATGACGACGCATCCGTACTCGCCGGCGGTCGCTGCGGCGAGGATGTCGACGAGGCTGGTGGGTGCGAAGCTGTCGGGTTGAACGGTGTCGAACTGCCAGCCGTTGAGCCCTACGTACTTGGAGGCGGAGCCGCGTTCGGTGTCGACGACGGCCACTCGGTCGGTGAGGCCGTGGGCGAGGGCGAGGGCTGTGTACGTCTTCCCCGATCCAGATGGCCCGGTCAACGCGATGCGGGCGTAGGACGCTTCACGGGTAGCGGGCTTGAACTCGATGGTCACAGGTCTGCCTCCGCTCTCGAAGCGATGACCTCAAACCCATTGCCATCCTCACGAATCCAGTCACCCGGGTGAGCCACGGCACCGTCCACGAGGATGCGGAGGTTGAAGCGTTCCCCGACGAGCATCCCGCCGCACCAGTCCGCTACCTCTTGCATCCACACCTGACGGTGAGCGAAGCTGCCGCTATCCCTGCAAGGCACCTGCACGGCGGCGGTCATCGGACACCGCCACGCATCTCACGGGCCTGCGCCCGTCGGAACTCGTCCATCGTCCGGCTGTCCTCGACGTGGTAGGTGGTGCCACCGAGGAGGTGCTTCTTCATCCCCTCGAGCACTGCGCTGGTGACGTGGGCGCCAATGAACTGCAGCAGCGCTTCGTTGCTGGCGGCCTGCGCGAGTGTGGCGTGCACCTGAGCCTGAGCGATCAGATCAGCTCGGGGTGTCCCTGCCACATCCTTGGACATGTCGAGCGCGTACTCGGCGGCGGCGTAGTGCAGCTGCGCCGTGGTCTGCTCTGGCGTCTCGTTGTCGGTCATGGTTGTCTCCATGGGTCTTGTTGCCCGTAGGCAGGATTCGGGTACAGGGGAAGGTCGTCGTCCGGGTCTTCGGGAAGGATGTCTCCGGGTCCGGGGAGGTCGTAGGGGTAGTCGGGGCCACGCCACCGAAACCCACCAGCCGACACCGCGTGACGCGTCGAGAAGGTCATGACGCGCCTCGCTTGCCGACAGGGATGGCCGCGAGTTCGCGTTGCCGGTCGGTGGGCAACTGGCGCCACGCGCGGAACCCGTCGCAGAACACGCAACGTCCGTAGTCACCGTGCGAAAGGCCGGGGTCGTCGCAGAAGCATGTGCGGTGAGCGCTGGCGATCGAGTAGCAATCGCGGTGCATCGCGCCGCCGGTGCCGAATCGGGTGGTGTGCAACGGGGTCCAGTCGATCCAGTTGCCGACCCACATGTCGACGCGATCCCCCTTCTGTGACCGACCTCCGCACCACTCGCACCGGGTGAACAGGCGACGGCGCCACTCGCCAGCCAATGGAAATGTGAATCGCCAGTGTCGGAAGTGGGTCCATCCTGGGTTGTGACCGCAAATTGTTCCGCTGTCGGCCCCTCGTGGTTCGTAGTGCCAGATCTCCACCAACGACCCGATCCGGCGGTAGAGCACTTCGGGGCTATGCATCGGATCTCGCCTCCAGCCAGCACATCACCCTGTTTCCCGCCGTCTGCACATCCCGACAAGGCTGCACCGACAGGGCGCGGAAACCATCGCGTGTGAGGGTCGCTGACACACCCTCGGCGGTGAACATCATCGTCAGGTCGTAGCCGTAGGAGGTGGCGACAGACTGCAAGTCCTGCTGCACCTCCAACGCTGCGCGGGCTTCGCGGTAGTGCTGGATGTCGATGACGGTCATGGGTTCACCACCTGGGCGGCGCATGGTTCGCACAGCAGCACTTTCATGCGGGCCGTGACAGGTGCGTCTGGGTACAGCTGGTGTCGTTTCACGAACGCCACCCGCCGGCCCTTCGGATAGAACTTGTCGCACTTCGGGCACCAGCCGGGTTTAGGTGCCTCGAACGAGCCACGAACCTGCTGGGACGCCCACTCTTGGACTGCGGCACGAACACTCGGATCAACAGTCACGAGTCACCTCCGAGCTCCGTCACCCAACAGTTACCGGGATCTCCCTCACAGCAGTTGGATCGAGTGCAGCTGTAGTGCGGCTCCTCGTCGGGGAGGTGATCACGCACATGCTCGATTGCCTTGCCCGGTTCCTGGGTGCGCCAGTCCGGCCACTGACGGTCCTCGTTCTTCGTCTGCTTCGCCACGATCGCGTCGAGGATGGCCTGAGGGTCGGCACCAGTCCGCTGCGCGCCGTCGAACGCGAGGATGATCACGTCGGCCCACTCACTCAGATCGGTGGGAGCGCCGCGGATCTCGTCGAGCTCCTTGGCGATGTGGTCGATGACGCCTTCTGTGCGGAGCCCCGGGCCGAATGTGCGGAGACTGAACTCACGCTGCCGAGCGATGTGCTTGGCGTCGATCACGTTGTCGCTCATCGTTCTCCTCCGTCCGGAGGCAACACCCGCAACGCCCGACCCACCACATCCCGGCCATCCATAAACTCGGTTTGCGGCCACACCAACAACGCCATCGTGATGATCCAGCCCAAACCGACCAGGCTGTACACGATGAGTTCGGTGAAGTCTTTCGGCGGCACCGCAAACCCCACCGCGAACACAGCCAGGGTGTGCGCCAACACCCACGCGATCCGCACAACCGCGCTCACGACGACGCCCTCCCCTGCTGGATACGACGCAACGTCCGCGACCGCGACGACAACCCCGACGGTGTGTCCAACTCCACCGGCTCCTGATCCGGAACCGCCCGCAAACGACGCTGGATCTCCGCGACATCCTCACGATTCAGCAACCACTCACCACGCTTGCAACGCTGAGACCCCAACCCGCGGAACAAACCCCCCGCCTCCAAATGCCGTCTCACATACCGTGCGGACAGCCCATACAGGGGGTCGTCTTCGGTGGCAACGAGTTCTCTGATGGGCTTCCCAATCACGACGCCTCCTTGACGGGCCTGCAGTGGGTTTCGATTCGTCTGGCTTGGTCGTCCAACGCCATTGCGAGATACCGGGCTTGGACGTCTGTCAGGTGGAGGTCGGTGCGTTCATCCCCCGGCCCCACCACCACGACCCGCAGATGACCGTGACTGTTGGTGCCGATCGACACAAAGACAGGCCCGTGGCAGGTGTCGACCTGGATCGCCGGCGCCTCACACAAATGCATGTGACTCATGCCGCCACCTGGCCCTCGTAGTGCGCATTCCAGATACGGTCGAACAGAGGCTTGTCCGCCTGGGTGTAGGCGTAGACCTCGCGCGTCGTTCCGTTCGGCAACTCCTGGAACGCCTTACCCGGCGCGTCACCATGCTCGCGGACGTACAGGCCCTTCAGTCGTCTGCCGAACCCCGATGCTTTCGCCGCCACAAGGTCGGATGACAGTCCGCGGGAGATGAGGTAGTCCGACACGTACAGCGGGATGGTTGCCAGGTCGAGCTCCGGCTTCTCCCCCAGCGCGCGCGCCAGGACGATCCGCGCCTTGGCCTCGAGATGCTTAGGATCGACGATCCCCTGCAGGGCTTGGATGACCGAGGCTTGAGCCTGCGCCTGCCGCGTGAGTCGATCGAGCTGGTCTTCCGTGGCGGCAGGGTTGATCGCCCCGCCCTCGTGGAAGTAGGCGTCGAGCGCGTCAGCGGCTTCGGCTTGGAACGCTTCGATGATCGGTCTTGCCGCCTCAGACACACGGTTGGTGTCGATGGTGGCGAGCCACATGGTGAATGTGCGACGGTCGATCATCGTCATCTCGCGGGGTCTGCCATCTTCGGCAACCGCGGTGATGAGCACCGTGGTTGCCCACGACTTGCCGGCGAGCTTCTTGCGCTGATTCTCGGTGTCGATACCGATGGCTTCGCAGGAGTGGCGTAGGGACACCATCGGCTTGCCGTCGATGACGGTCACCATGATCTGGGAGTCGGTTCCCGGGACCGCGATGGGAATCAAGTTCGCGGTCACGCCGCGGCCTCCCCTGAACTCGCGGGCAGCTCAATGCCCAGTCGTTCGAGCAGGCGGTCCGGACCGTCCACATCTCGCACCGGCATCAGCAAGCCGATGAAGTTGACCGACGTGACGACGATCGGCTTGCCGGCAGTCGACACACTCATCGTCGGAGTCGGCTTGATCTGCGCGAACCGACGCAGATACACCGGGTTCATGGAGATGGCCGAGTTGATCTCTGGCGCGCCCGCTTCCCGGACCGCGCCGGCGAGGATGTTCCGCCACTTCGGCACTGCCTCGACAAGGGTGGGATCACCGACAGCGACACCGTCTGTGACAATCTGGCCGTCCCTGTGTGCGATCACGGCGTGGCCGCCAGCGGAACCGCGCTTCACTGCAGCCAGGAGTAGGGGGAGCTCACCCAGGCGGACGACGACTGTGAAGTTCTCGGGAAGGTTGTCCGCGTCGGCGGTGTGCTCGACGATGTTGCAGCCCATAGTGAATCGGTCGGTCGCAAACGCGGACAGCACTCCGTCGCGGTAGTCGAAGATGATCGAGTTGATGACGGGCAGCAGTTCATCGGCGTGCGCGAACGGCTTGACGCGGGCGATCGCTCGCTCGAGCTCACGCACATGGATACCGATGGGTCTCGGCTCCGGCTTCGCGACCCGTTTCGACGCTCGCTTCGTCGCCGGCTTCCGGGGTGTTGCGGTGGTGGTATTCTTCGTCACGAGAGACGTTCTCCTGTCTTCTTGTTGCCCGCCTGGTGTTGCACCACCAAGGCGGGCGTTTTCATTGCTGGGTGGGTTTGGGTGCCCCGGACGCATCCATGTCGTCCGGGGCCTGCGCGACCGCCTGGGCCTGTGAGAAACCCGAGTCGCGCTCTCCACACCCGCAGCGATCGGGCATGGAGTGGTCTGTGAACCGCGGCGTGAAGGTCGCAGTGAGGGCGGAAACGATCCCGTCCCGCCTACTCACGCGACGACCCGGTTCGATGTCGTGTCACTCGAACGGACATCTGATCCAGTTTTTTCGGACACCACAGTCAAAAAAAGATGCTCCAAGGGAAGGCCCAGGCGATGCGCGATTCGAACCGCGGCCTCCGCATCGAGAGACTTGGCCTCACCCCGGAGTAACCGCCCCATGTAGGAGTGAGACCTCCATCCAGCAGCTCGAGCCAACTCCCGCTGGGAGATCTCTTGGACGATCATGATCGACGCCAACTTCTTGCGGTCTTTCAAGATCATGTACAGCTCCCCTACTTCGATCTCTGAACGTGCCATGACCATACCTCTCAATCGGATGCGGTGTCCACTAATTACGGATGATTCTTACATCCCGGTGCCCACCCGCGCAAGGAATCACAGCGCTGTTCTTTCGCAGGTAGGTGATGACCTGCAACAATGTGGCCTGCAACTTTGAAACTTCCTAGTGCCCGGACCCTCAACAGTTCGGGTGTCCAGCACAGTGGAACTCGCATCCACGTCAGGAGACGATCGGCACCATGACAACGCTGAGGCAACTCATCCAGGACCGGATGTCCATTCCGGGCCAGGAACTGAGCCTCGATGACGTCGTGGAGAAGGCGCACAAGGCTGGCGAGAAACTGGGCCGGTCGAACCTGCACAAGCTGACCAAGGAAGACCCGCTGTCCCTCACGCGAGCGACGATCTACGGCTTGGCAGCAGGACTGGGCGTCACCCCGTTGACAGTGGCCAACGCTGCCATCGAATCGATGGGAATCGCCACCCGCCCGCTCGAGGTAACGGACACTCTCTCCACCGCGGCCATCGACCCCACGTTGTCAGACCAGGACAGGAAGTACCTGTCGACTCTGATCAGGGAGATGCGCAATGCCAACTCTGTCGACCTTTCAACTGATTCGTCCGCGCCGGCGCGAGCATCGCGCAAAGCGAAGCAAGGCCAGAAGACCACTCACAAGCCCGCTGCCTTGACACTCCCCGATCAAGGCGACGAGCTTGCGCGGCGACGCAACCAAGGCCGCGACTTCGAGGCCGATCCGATCGTTGAGGGTGAGGCCGTGGCGTACGATCCGCCAGGCCCCACCGACGCAGACGAGTTCAACGACGGCGCAGGCGAGGGCCCTGACCCTGAGGGCCCGGAGGGCGGCGCGTGAGCGGGGATTGGGAGGAGGCCTCCGTCTCTGAAGTGCGCCGGAAGTACAAGAATCGTGACGCCGTGCCGGACATGATCGAGACCTGGATAGGGAGGGGTTGGCGAGTCCGAAAGCAAGGACACGGTTTCGGCCTTTGGCCGCCGAATCCCGGCTTTCGATGGGCCCCGCCGCCGGCGCCCTTCGTGCGCATCGATGGCACCCCTCGCGGAGACGGAACCAGTCAAGCGCGAAGACTTGACAGAGACTGTCGTGCGCTCGAGACGGTGATCAGGGAGCTGAAGAAGGACAGGGATCAGACCGACGGATGATCGATTTCACACCGCCCACCAGGACTGTTACCAGTTGACAACGTTGACGTCAATCCGCACACTGGCATCATGACCGCACAAGAATTTGAGATCATCTTCGTTACGGAGCCAATTGCAGATCCTTGTGACGAGCGCATCGATCGTGCGATGGAGCTAGTGCCTGGGAGCACGGTGACCAATTACGGCGCGCTGACTCTGGCCTCGGTCTTTTTCGACGCCGAGACTGCAGTGGAAGCTGGCTTGCATGCTGCAAAGGCGCTCGAATCGGCAGGTATTTCTGTCGTCCGTACCTACCAGGACCTGGTTTCGAGGCAAGATATAGCTGACCGAGCAGGAACTACTCGCCAAGCAGTCGGCCATTGGGTTCGCGGCGCAAGGCTCGGTGGCGACTTCCCAGCACCAACGACTCTCGTTGGAGGTGGTGCATGGCTTTGGGGAGATGTAGTGGCTTGGATGCGACAGCAAGGCCTCGAGGTCGAGCCAACGGGTTACCCAACGCTGGCCGACCATCTGAGCTTGGATCGGATGATTGCGCGCGGTGTGGGATCGTTGACCATTGGGCCGATGAGGACTGGTGAGGTGTCGTTCGCAGAGCCGACGGTCCGTTCCACTCCTGCGGACTACCACGTCCAGGGGCATTTCGGTCTCGCAGCATGACCGAGAAGAGCTTCGACGACGTCCACACGCTGCTGCTCTCCTCAGAGCTAACAGATGTCATATTCCACGAAGTTGCCGCAAGTCGAACTACTGAGGAACCCAGCAGCCACTACACCCTGCAGGTCCTAACTCGGGTGGACGGCACTCAGTTCGAGGTCCGCTGCAAAACCACGGTCGTTGGCGGCGGCGCAAAGTACTTGGGAGACGCTGGCGCCATTTTCACCCTTGCCGAGGAACGGAAGATCCCTGATGAGGTCGCGCAAGAGTTTGCGGAGAAGGTCGGTGTAATGGCCGTTTACCCGTACCTTCGCGCTGCTATCACGCAACTTGGCGCCCAGCTCGCGGTTGAGCGCCCTGTTCTACCACTTCTGAGGTCCGGCGACGTCCAACTCACAGCGGACGAACCGTGGAATGCGACTCCAGCGGAGAAGCAATAGCACGGCTGTAATTCGTTGGTGGCACAAGGCTTGTCAGAGGTGTGACCTAACTTCGTTTGCATGCGGTACCACCCCTGGCGTCACGCCCGAGACCTTGACTTAACGATCGAGCTCGTGCCCAACCTGCGCGCCCGCGGAACCTACTCGGCCGGCCTCGTGCAGATACGGGCTGGGCTGTCACAGCGGGAGCGGCGGACCACCCTGTCCCACGAGATCGTGCACTTCGAACGCGGCGACGAAGGCGTGGCGTGTTCACGCTGGCACCTACAGAAGCTCGAGCGGCAAGTGCACCTGGTGGCGGCACGCCGGCTCATCACTGTCGAAGACCTCGCCGACGCGGTGATCACTGAACCGGACTATGCGTCGATGGCGCAGAAGCTGTGGGTGGATGACTACACGTTCCGTCTGCGGCTGGCTCATGTGACGGATGAGGAGCGCGCTCAGATCACGCACCTCTGCCCTGAGGACTGGAGGATCGCGTGACGGACGACGACAGACGCATGCTCGACCTGGCCGGCCAGAGATGGAACTACCCGGGGTCGCTCGAGCAGAAGGTGCGGGATGAGTTCGGGATCTCGCTGACTCGCTTCTGGCAGCGGGTGAACGCACTGATCGACACGGAGGAGGCGTTGGCGTACGACCCGGTGGTGGTGAATCGTCTCAGGCGGTTGCGGACCCGACGTCCTTCTTCTCCATGGCCGCACTGATCGCGTCAGCTGCTTGAGCGTGGGACGACCGATCCAAATGGCCGTACACGCCGACAGTGACGGTGATGGACTCGTGCCCGAGGTGGGCTTGGATCACCGGGAGTGGGACGCCGGCGGCGATCATCCACGATGCGCAGGTGTGTCTCAAGTCGTGGGGTGAGCAGCGGACGGGTGCTTTCTCCATGGCTGGTTTCCATCCGCCGTCGTAGTAGCGGGAGTAGGTGACGCGGTCGCCGTTGGCGTTGGTGAACAGCAACGTTTTCTTCGGCCGGTCGAGGTCTATCACGGCGAGGGCTTGGGCGGGGAGGTTGATGGTTCTGCGCCCGGCTTTGGATTTGGGGTAGGCCAGGCGGGAGTCTTTGGTGCCGGTCCACTTCCACGCTTTGGAGATGCGGCACAGCGACCCGTCGATGTCCCCGACGGTCAGCGCGGTGGCCTCCGAGAACCGCATGCCTGTGGTCACCAACCACTGTGTGAGGGGCTGCCACTGCGCGGGCATGGCCTCGTACAGGGCGTCCCATTCGTCACGTGACAAGAAGACGGGTTCTTCGAGGGGGTCTTTGCGTGGCAGGCGGGTGTGCTCGCACGGGTTCTGTACCAGTTTGGATTCTCGTACCGCTCTACCCAACACTGCGGAGAGGAGGCCGTGTTTGTTGGCGATGGTCTTCCCCGAGTTGCCCCGCCCTTCCAGCTCGCGTATCCAGGCGGCGATGACGGGTTCGGTGATCTCCGATAGTGGGAGTGGTCCGATGGAGGCGAAGTCGCGGGCGACGATCGCCTTGTAGCGTTTGATGGTGCCCGGTTCCACACCGATCAACGCGTCGATGTGGTGTTCGGCAGCCTGAGTCAACGTGGTTTCGTTGCGGTGGGTTTCGACGACACCGAGGATGGTCATGGCGCGTTCGTGCCCGAACTTCTCCACGTTCAGGCGGTGGCGTTCGGCTGCGGTGAGTGAGTCGAAGGTGAGTGCGCGTTGCCGACCCTCGTGCCGCCACTGCACTTTGTAGAACTCGGTGCCGTCAGAGCGGACGCGTGTGTACAGAGACGCCACTAGTTCCCCTGAATCACAGCCACTTGCACGTCGTTGGCGCAGTCGCAGGTGTCGTGGAGTGGTCGTTGTGGGCAGACGTCCCGCTTGGAGTATGTGTAGAACGTCTCGCCGTTCCAGGGCCGGTATTCCTTGCGTACCCACTCCAGAACTGGTTTGACGTCTTCGTACTGGTTGCCCCATTCGTTGTCGACGGTGGCGACGAGCATGTCCGGCGGGAGCTTCGCGAGCTCGGCCATAAGGTCGGCAACGGTGGTGAAGTTGGGCTGCCGCACAACGGTCGGTTCAACCGGTTCAGCGCCCTGTCCACTGTGTTGAAGTGGACGACGCGAGGCAACCTTGCCGAACGCAAGGATTGGGTCATCGAACTCGGGCTGAGACGGCATGGGTTAACACCTCCGGGAGATCGTGTCACCCCAGTCTAGCTGGGATGTTTCCCGGAAGTGTTTCCTTCCAACGCTCCGCGTGTCTGACCTGCGGATTTTGGTGGAGCTAAGGGGACTCGAACCCCTTTACAGATTGGCATACATGCAGGTCAGGGGCAGTTTTCAGCCGAACTGGTGACCAGAGGTGACAAGGGGCTGACCAGGGGTTATGCGGGGGTCCTGTTGACCCAGGAAACATCGAGAAACATCGGCTTCCCAAGCTGAATACGCGGGTTCGATTCCCGTCATCGGCTCCAGGTCAGAGGGTATTTCCACTCCGACACTTACGTTTAGCCTTACGTGTATCGCGCAAAGTGACGTTCCGGTCCAACGTCGCGAGTCATCCAAGGACGACAGAACGCCCCCGGAGCCGCGTTGGCAGTCCGGGGGCGTTCAGTTCGTTGAGTCACAGCGTCCGGATTTGAACCGGAGTCCTGCGCGATGGGGGCCACTTGCTCAGACCCGACAGTGATCAGCTGCCGGGGTTCGCCTGCCTCGATCAGTACACGCGCGCCGTCCTAGGCCGCTAGACCACATCCAGACTCAACCTCGGCCGACCTACCCCAGTCATGCGACTGGCTCACCCAGCGACTCCAGGATACCGCCGAACCCTCTGCGGGTCAGACTCATCCTGAGGCTCAGGCTCGGCGTGTTGGTGGTGAGCCACTCCCTGATCCCCGCGACCTGATCCGCGCGCGGCGAGTCCTCGAGGTGCAGTCGGGCCAGGAGCTGACCGACGAAGGCCGGTGGTGGCATCGCTTCACCTGGAGGCAGGAAGACGCTGTCATCCCAGAGGCGATGTGAGATCGTCATTGGTGGCCCTCCGCTTCATCTGCGAGGCGCGCGCATTCGTCGCACAAGGTCTCTTTGGACTCATAGGAGCAGCCGGTCTCTACTTCGTGCCAGTGGCGAAGCGAGATCCCCTGCTGCAACATCTCGTAAGCAATCACGCCCTTGTCTGTCGGCCCATACGCGCTCATGGCTAGACCTTCACCGGGGGTAGGTGCGCGAGGAAGTATTCATTCAGACCGGCGTCCTCGTCTAGATCAGGTGCGTCTTCGAGGGTCCAACCGCAAACACAGGCGGGCTCAACCTCGTTGATTAGTCGATGCACGGTGACCTTACCGCCGCCATGCATTCCTGATAGCACCTTCATCATGAAGAGGCTCTGATCCATGCCGCCAATTTGCTCTGTCATCTTCCTATTGTCCCAGCTCTGGGCATGTTTTTCCGGTGACGCGCCCACGCCTGCAGGTCGAGTCATACAATCCCACGCATGCTTACAGCCCACTGCCCCTCATGCCAGGAACCCCTCACCCTCCGCCCAGGCAAATACTCCGATACGCCCACCGATCTAGGTAAGTACACCTGCGGAACCGAGGGGTGCGAATACAGGCACACGCCGGGCCGGTTCCTCACCGCGAACCCTGACGCGGCTCCCCACTTCCGGGATCAAGTCGAGGATTGAGCCAGCTGCGGAACGGACGGTACCGCGGCGACGACGAAAGCGCCCCACCTCGTGTTGAGGTGGGGCGCTTCGTTGTCAGCGGTAGTAGCCGTCGTCGGTGCTGGTTTGTTCGTCTCGCCAGTCGCAGATGCGGTCGGCTTTCTCATTGGCTTCTTCGATGGTGGTGGCCATGATGACCATTCCGGCTCCGCGGTGGTTGGTGATTCGGTGGGGGCTCATGTGGTTCTCCTGGGGTGGTGTCTGCCTGACACCGCCGACGATACATTCCGGAACTGTATTGTGCAAGTGGTGTTCCGTTGTGGCGCAGAAGATTACGCCCGAGATTGGGGTGTTGACACCTGACAGTCCGGCACTGTATAGTTATGGATGCAAGGACAACTACAGAGAGGAGGTGAAGCCGGTGGACAAGGTGGACCTAGCGCTCGCAATCGCGGCGCTCTCGGCCATCCTGCAGGCCATCACGGTCTGGCAGAACCGAGACCGCGAATAGCGAGCGGCCCGGGGGTAGAGCAAGTACCCCCGGGCACCCACCAATAATGCCACCAGCAACACACCATGAACACCATCAAAGATCGAGGAATCCAAGCAAGCGTCGTCACCGCCGGCATCCTCGCCGTCGTCACCGCCGTCGCCTACAGTCCCCCACTCCTCGCAGTGTGGGCAGTGTGGGCCGGCGTCACCGTGTGGGCGATCTACGAGGCACGGCGCAAGCATGCCCGGGCGTAAACCCCGGCACTACCTGTCGCAGCGGCAGGTGGCCGAACGCATCGGCGTCGTGCCGTCAGCGCTCGGCAGGTACAAACTCCCTACGCCCGATGTGACGATCGGGCCGGTCGACGACGACGGCACCATCCCCCGCGGCACTGTGCGGGGATGGCTGCCGGAGACCATCGACGAGTGGAATGCGCACCGGCCTGGCCGAGGCGCCCGCACCGATCTACGCGACTAGAAACACACGAACAGCCCCCGACCTCCACTGAGGTCGGGGGCTGTTGCGATGAGCCACCACGCGGCGAACACGCAGACGACGATGGCGAGGATGTCCAGGAGCATGGAGGTTGGACGCACCCGACGGCCAATCGGTTCCGCCGACTTTGATCGCACTTTGGGGCGACCGACAACCTGTCACATCCCCCAAAGTCACCGCACGGGACAATGGGCCCGGTGATGAACCGTGAGGTGCTGCGCGCCGCGTCCGAGGCTGTGCACTCCCTGATGCGCAAGCAGCAGGCGAACCGCCAGGCACTCACTGACGGCGGATGGTCGCCGCCCGACCCCGAGCTGGAAGCGCTGGGCGTGGAGTGCGACGAGGTGCTGTACGGCCGGCGCGCCGAGGCGCCCGATCTGGCTGACCGGCTGGCCGCAGTGCTCGGCGACGACTGGGAACCGTGACTCAGATTTGCCGTTGGCGAGCTGTGCACCAAACCGTCGGGTACGGAATAGTGGCCCGCATGGACACCATCAAGCGGATATGGGCCAGCGCTCCATGGTGGGCGTGGGTCATCATGATCGGCAGCATCACGGCGGTAGGCGTGGGGCTTCTAGTAATCGAATCCCCTCCCGCAGGCGGAATGCCGTACATCGATTTCCTATGACGCGAAAACCTGCGCCAGAATTCACCCTCAAGTCGCGCCTTGATGTGTCGCGTGTAACACTTCCACCATGATTCAGCCCGTCGGGGAATCGGGAGCGAAATCGCAAGCTCGCCCCGCCAAAGACCTCTCCGTCCAATCACTCCGCGGACTCGCCATCATCCTCATGGTGGCCGGACACGTCATCGGAAGCGACTTCAGTCGGGGGATGACGGTCGCCGATGACTCCGTGTGGCGGTACTCGTACCTGCTGCTCGAAGACGTCCGAATGCCGCTGTTCACCGTCATCTCGGGCCTGGTGTACGCAATGCGACCCGTCCAACCAGGAGCACTGCAAGGGTTCTTCAAAGCCAAGGGGCGGCGGCTGCTGATCCCGCTCGTCACGGTTGGCATTCTGTTGTTCGCGATGCAGATAGTCGTACCGGGCACGAACTCGAAACCCGCCCTGTCAGAGGCATGGAAGATTGTGGTCTACGGCCACGACCACCTGTGGTTCCTAATGGCCGTCTTCATCATCTTCGCGGTTGTCGCTTTGCTAGACACATACGGTGTCACATCCACTCAACGCGGATGGGCGATCACATTAGCTATTTCAGCAGTGCTGTTCATTATCGTTCGATTCCCAAGCGCCTGGAATCTGTTCAGCATCAACGGCGCGATCCGTTTGATGCCGTTCTTCCTCATCGGTTACGGAATGCAGCGCTACAAATTGATGGACCTCCGCGGATGGTGGGCCGCCGCCGCAGGGCTAGCACTGGCCGCCCTGTTCGTCCCTCGCGTGGCCGTCATTGTCGGCGCGATCGATCCTGCCCCACCCCTGCACCGGACGCTCAGCTTCGCCATCGGCGTCGCCGGAGTCGTCCTGCTGTACTCGGCTCGCCACCTGATCCGCTTCCGCTTCCTAGCGTGGCTCGGCGGCTTCTCGTTCGGGATCTACCTGCTGCACGTGTTTGGCTCGTCGGCATCGCGAATGGCGCTCGGCAAGGTCGGCGTCGAGAGCGAGATTGCAGTGTTCGTCATCTGCCTGATCCTCGCCCTGGGCCTCCCGATCCTGTTCATCAAGCTGTTCGGCCGATGGAACCCCGTGCGGGTGGGGATACTCGGCGAGAAACGACTTCCGAAGAAGGACGTTCCCGTCGAGGACACCCAGGGTCAGGACTCAACTCGAGGCTTGCGGAACAACCGCGGCACCGAGCGCACCGACAGCGACTTCCAGGCAATCGACGTATCCGACGGCAGGTAGATCCCACACTGGGTGCCCTGCAAGTTCGACGTGTCTACCACCTCGGCGACGACATCGCCGTCAACCAAGACGGAGATACTCGGCCCGTACACCATCAGCTCAACGTACTTGTTCACTCCGATCGTGCCATTCGGCAGCGCAGGGCTCAGCGCCGTCGTCACCGCACCCACATTCCGTTGAAGGTGCATTGAGCCGCCTGAAGTGATGGCGACCCGATAGTGGTTGGAGGAGTCCGAGGTAGCGACCACCGCGTACGCGAAGCCGCTGGCATGCATGGCTTGGACCATGAATCCCAGTCGGACGTTGCGGTTGCCCGGATTGATGAGCAGGATGCGGGTCTGTCCGTCGGGTGCGGCGATACGTTTGATGGCGCCACCGTTGATGCGGTACTGCGCCGGCCAACCCGTCCAAGTGAGGCTGCGCCCACCGTTAGCGGCGTTCGTCGACACGATCGGGTCGACGTCCACGGCGCAGTTCTCGGAGGTGAGGATGGCGCCCGACGTCGCGCGGAGCCGCGCAGTGAGCACGTCGATCACTGTCTCCTGGTAGTCAGCGCGGATCGCGACAGGGCCGGCAGCTGGAACGCGGCGCTGGCCCGGTGCGCCCGCAACCGTGCCGACGTTCGTGACTCGTCGCAGTTGCGCGAACAACGTCGTCCAGTCGGTGCGCATCCGCTCGAGCGCCGGCCTCGCAACTACGGCCGCCTCGCCATCGACAGAGATCGCCGCCGACCCTGACGCATCCCCGACGTACATGCCGTAGTTCTGAAGGCATTCGGCGAGTGCATATCCCTCCTGGCTCAGGCTCAGCGACGCGATGTTCACCGACGGCGGGATCGCGAAGAACGAGCCCATTGGAACTTCACCTGAGTAAGTCACGCTCGGTGCGTCCTCGTCGGCCGCAGGCCAGACGAAGCCGCGCTTGAGCGAGGTTGGGGGGATCGAGATGCACAGGGCATGCGGGATGTAGCACTTCGCGAGCTCGTGTGAGCGGATCAGCCCGCCCGCGGTCGGGAATCGCGCAGCACGGGTGCCGGCGTTTCGGCCTGTGCCCAGCAGGTCTGTGCGGGTGATGAAATCGGCGGTGTAGGTGTACTCGTTGACCTTCACCGTCTTCCAGTAGTCGTAGGCGAATCGGCCGTCGATCACGCGCATAGAGGCGTCTGAGCCGGTCGAGATCACCGGGTCGTACGGGATTCGGTGAGTGAATGTGATGGCCGATCCGCCACTCGGCGTGTAGCTGCCGGTACACATCGGGTCGGAGGGCCTGGCGATGTTGTTGTAGAAGCCGTACCCGTTGAGGGTGTCGTTGATGGCCGGAGTCGCCGCGAGGAAGTTGGCTGTGGCCGCCGAGCCCGCCGCCTCGAACGTGGCGCCCTGGCCGATCGGCGTGTTCCAGATCGAGTCAGCAGTAAATGGCTGGCTGTCGGTGGTGCGGAACAGGGCAGGCAGGTTCGATGCCGGCACCCGGGCGTCGACCGTCGGTGCGTAACGTCCGTCGGCCGTCGATTGATCGAGCTTCCCCGCAACGTCCGCAGCCACCGATGCTGGGGCATAGGCGGTGTTGCCGACCGCTGTGATACGCGCATCGACAGCCGCACGGGTCGCAGTATCGGCGGCTGTGATCTTCGATGCGACTGCGGAATCGGGTACCGCCCCGGCTTCGACGTCCTCCAGGATTTGGGCGGCTTCGTCGCGGGCTGTTCGGGTTTCGTCCCGCAACACCGCCACCGCATTCACAACCGGTGGCGTGTACAGGTCCGGGTCGTAATCCTCGATCAACTCCTGCACCGTGTGCGAACCCGCCGTGAGCACAACGTCATACCACCTGGACCGGTAGTCCTTCGCCCCAAAGATGGCCTTCTGGATTTGGTACGGACCCTCCCCCAACAGACCGGAGTCGTAGAACCCGGGGGCTGTCGGATGGGTGGGTGGGTTGATCGGCACCATGATCGGCGCCGCATACACCGTCTTCCCACCCTCCTCACGGTCGGTCGGAACCCGCACCCACAGTTTCGAATCCCGAGGCGGAAACCCCCCACCAGGAAGCTGATACACACCAGTCAAACGTCCGGACATCAAAGATCCCTTCCTAAGTGAGGCGCACCGCAATAGACGTCCACGACCCCGACGCTGGGGTGGACAACGTGACAGGCGAACCCGCCCTATCAGCGACCGCCAAACAGTTACCGGTGGTGCGGCGATACTTCACCCGCACTTCACCATTCGACGTCACCGAATCAATCTCAGCCGACCCCGCAGAGAAGTCGAACCCCACCAACGTGCGGCCACCCGAACCCGTCGGCGTACCAGACGGGGCAGTGCTGGTGCCGCTCGCGGTGACACCACCCGACACCGACGACACCCCCGTATACGAGACAGCCGACACGATGTGCCCGGACGAGGTACTGCGATCCACTTGCACCGCGCGTGGCCCGGCTGTCAGGCCGGTCGCGTAGTACATGGCGGCGTTCGACGTCTTCCCCACCAACGACATGTTGACGCCGTCGACGCGGGCGGCGTTGGTGGTGTTACCGGCCACGAACACGACGATGGTGGCGTTCGCCGCCACCGTCAGATTCAGGCTGGTGGTGGATGCTCCCTCGATGACGGTGGAGTTGTCGTACGCGAAGTAGGCTGCGGTGGCTGTGGCGGTGGAGTCCACGACCGCCGAGCTCGATGCGGCGAGGATGTGGCGTGCCCGGGATAGCGCCGTGCCGGCCACCACGCTTGAGCCTGCCGCTACCAAGGACGGTATCGGTGTCGCTGCATCGGTGACCGCCAGACTGTTTGAGGCGTTCAAGGTGTAGCGTGCCCGCCCATCCCCCACACCCGACACCCCAACGTTCTGTGCAGCCGCCAACGGAACACGGAGACCATCCAAGATGGTGGACTCCCCCGTCTCAATCGACTGCACCGCGGCCACTGTGTGCCGGACCCGCACCACCGCAACTGACTCCACCGCGAGTGTTTGGGTAGCGTCCGCGTTCACCGTCCCGACCGAGGGAACCGACGACGCCGTCGACACCACAGCGATGTCCTGGGCCGCATCCACCTCGATCAGGGGCCGGGACACGACAGGCTGATCCACCACGATGTCTTGGGAGGCGGCCAGACTGTAGAGGGCGCGCGCACCCCCACCATCCGTCGCAATAACGATGGCCTGGGTGGCGGTCAGAACATGCCGCGGACGGGCAACACCCGACTGGACGGTGTCGATGCCGTTCGTGGCGGTGACCGTGTACAGAGCTCGCACCACCGCCGACCCCGACACCACAGCGGCCCCGGCAGCGTTCAAACCGACAGCAAGCTTCGCCGCCTGATCCACCTGCACGGACTGCTCGGCGAACTCCACACCCAACCGGGCATGAACCACCGCAGACCCGGACACTGTGAACGTGTTGCCCGCGACGAGGCGTTCCTTCGTAGGAGGTCGACGAGTCCGATACCGCGGCACCGAGGGAAGCTTCACGCCCACCGACGGCGCAGACGGCAACCGCGTTTTCACATGCGGGACAGCCGGCAACACCACCCCAACACGCGAAACCGGCACCGCCGTAAACACATACGGCCTGTTCGGGACCGGCGTAACAACCCGGCCCGCAAGAACAATCACTTACGTGATGGTGATCGTGGGCGTCACATCGATCGTCGCGTTCGCCGACACCGTCGTCGACGGAATCGCCAACTTGTCCAGGTAGGTGCCCGACGTTTGCGCCGAATACACACCGGCCGCAACCACAGTCGTCGCGGGCACGTTGATCGACACTTTCGACCCCGTCATCGACCCCGACGCCGGAGTGCCCCACGTCGTCTGCTGCCGCGCATACGCGGGGGTACCACCGGACACCTCCGACGCCCCAGTTGAACCGGGGTCGGCGGTGTGCAGGGAAATCCAGGTGCCCTGCGCCGCATAGGCGTTCAGCAGGGCGGTTTTCATCGCGTTGGTGGCGAGTGCCATGTCATTCTCCTAGGTTGTAGTCGATGTCGAGGTGCAGGGTTTGTTCGGCCTCGAGAGCGACGTGCTCGCGGCCCTCGTCGTCTATCCAGTGCCGGGTTCCGTTGCGGTCGTTCCACTCCCGGACAAGCCAGTGGGTCACGTCAGACACGACGCACCACCTTCCCGTAGTAGAGCGGGTACTCCTGGGTGGGGGTTTCCGGCATCGACACCGTCACCAAGAAATGGGTGGCCGTACCCAGTGCGGGGGCTAACGTTTCCTGCTGCACGATGTAGTCGATCGACGGCGGCTCCACCACGCCCGGCACCGTGAGCACCGGCGCCAACGAAGTCGACGTCTTCACCGGATCACCCTTGTAGAAATACAAAGTCGACGCCGCACCCACAGGCCACGACGTGATATTCCCCGACGACGCATCCACCGGATCAAGCGAAAACACCAAATCAGACTGCCGATACAGCGGCAGCTCAGCGCGGATACCCTCCCAACCCAACGTCACAGTCATGGCGTCTCCTCCTCGATCGTGATGTCCGCAGCAGTCACGTTGTCCAAACGCCCTGACGGATAGATCAACCCGTTACGACGCGCCATCACCGACCACCACCGCCGGCCAATGCCGGACGGAATCGAGTTGGTCGTGTCAGGCCACGTCAGCACCGGCACAGCACTCTCGGCGTTCGGGTCACCGAAAAACACCTGATAGATGAAATGCGTGTCACCCTCATCCCGGATGGCCCGCAGCGTGTACCTGCCCGAACCCGGCACTGTCGCAGTGACACGGTCCGTGCGCGAGTTGTACGCACCCGTCTGGATACGCACACCCCCCACATCGGCGGTCAACCACACCCCATTGCCCAAACCAGACTGGCAGTGCACACCAACCCCGATGTCTTCCTCGTCAATCGACAGGTCGGCACCCACCTCCACAAGGTCCGTCGCCAAAGGCTGGTGGTACATCGCAGCAGCGGACGCATTCGCGAACGCGCTACCCGTGAACTCGACCTTGCCGTCCTTGATCCCGACGCTCGACCCGTAGGTGATCCACCGCGTACCGAGACTCGCCCGGTTGAAGTCGTCGTAGAAGAACCGCGGTATCTGCGTCTGCCCCACATCGATACCGATCGACACGAACGGCGCCGGCCCGGTGTACATCGTGTCCCGCGTTGACGTCGCGATCGTCGTGGGAGCCGGAGTGGCGGAGGCGTTACGCGCGCTGCCGATGGTGTACGGACGGAACCCTGGCAGCGGAGTCGGGTTCGGAAAGTTGATGCCCGCCAGACTCACTGACCCCGACCCAGTCATCCGGAATTGAACATCGTAGATGTCGCCGACATCAGCAACAATGGTCTGCGACGACATCAGGTGCTGCATCCACCCGATCGACGAGAGCGACACGGGCACATCCCCGGCCAGGTTCGGCGATGAGTACAGCAACGAACTCGACCCGTCCTGCTCAAGCTTGTACACATCGAGGTTGAATGTGGAAACCGTGCCAGTCTTGTAAGCCATCCACGTCAGCACTTTCCGTTCTGCTGCCGTCTTGAAGATGACATTCGCCCACGGCGCGTAGGAGGCTGTGACATTCACTGTCGGCACAGCACTGGAGTTCGGTTCAACCACCAGGGTTCCCACCCCATGACGGTGCTGAACATTGTCGAGCATCACAATCGAGGTCTGGCCTGACAGCTCGTGCGTGTGGGCGTTTATGGTGAGGTTCGAGAACGGGAACGACGGTGTGCCTGTCCGGTCGGGGCCGGTCTCCCACACACCCATCCCCGACTGAAGTGCGATCACCTGCTGCACATAGTTGACCTGCGTCCCCACCGACACCGCAGTCTCCGCAGCATCCACCGCAGTCTCATTCGTTGTCTTGAGGAACTTGGCGAGCGCCTCCTCGAACTTGTCGCCAACTACCGGGATGTTCCCGACCAGCTGCACCAAAATCTTCAATGGGAGACGAATGAGAGCTGGTAGGAGATCGTCCCGGATCTCCTCGAGAGTGTCCCAGTCTTCTGGGTCACCTCCTGCGATCCACGACAACAACACCGAAAGCGGGGTCATCACGATGTCGCGCACCGTTCCCGAGACCAACGCCCCGAGTGGTCCAATATCCCCCTGAAAGGCCGCGATTACCGCGTGGGTCAATGTTCGAAGAACATCGACCGGCTCCCCCATGTGCTTGAACTTGGGGTCCCACTGATCGTATGCGTAGTCGTTCCAGAACTCTTCGTCCGCTGCCGCGAATTGGGACAGGCCGGAGGTGGCAGCGTTGGGGCGGTTCGCGGGCAGGAAGTAGTTGTTGTTGACGCCGGCGCCTGGCTGATTTGGTGTGGTCATCGGGTCAACCCCTCAACCATCGCCTTCACCGAAGCGAGGTATGTGGTGCCGTTGATCCGCTCCGAGCCGTAGGCAACGTGGCGACCTCCCGAGGTGTATTTGAGAAGCCAGTGCAGAGTGAACCCCGCATCCCACCACCGGCTGGGTAGCGGTTGCTGCAATCCCGTCACCTGCTGCGCAATCTGACGCATCCCGTTATCCCCCGGCAACGCCGAGATCGGATCATCCGGGATCGTGTACGAATAGCACTGCACATGCGTGATCAGACGCTGACCGGCAATCCCCCAATGGTTTCGGGGGACACCCTTGTGTGACACCTGATTCGCATGCCGCTTCGGATCAGACAGTAGGACGATGCCTTTGCAGTTGCGGGGCCGGTCGTACTGCACGAAGTCCCCTGCCGCGGCAGCACCGAGCGAGTAGCCCACGAGGACATAGGGTTCGCCCTCGGCGTCGATCTCACGCAGCCGCCGCCGCGCATCAGCAACCGACTCCGCGTACGTGCCCAACCCGATCGGACGAATCTCCGCCTGATAGGGCAGATCGGTACCCGGGATGGCGGACAGCATGTTCCGGCCGCCCAACGACTCCCCCGCGCCGCGCAGCTTGATCACCCTCATGCGGTCACCTGCGCATCCCGATCCGCCCTCTGCAACCGCAACAGAGACACCAACATCGGCACATACACGATGGCGCCCAGCGTGTAGATCGCGAACCGAATCTGCTGCCTGTACGGGTAATCCATGTCCCACCACAATGTGACCGCGATCTGATCCAACACCAGCGACAACACCAAGCATTTCGCCAGATAGATGCGACCGATCCGGTTCGTCCACCACGGCGACCGCACGAAGTAGAACAGTGTGAACGTGTTGACCAGCACCGCAATACACAGCAGTGAAATGTTCGCCGCGAGCCGGTAGTCGATGGTGATCCACAGATCGGCGATCAGCGTCAGACCGACAATCGTCACGCCCGCCGCGAGGACAAACCACTCCACAGCCGAGAACTCGCCCCGGACACTCCGCCTACGCGCCTCACGCAGCAGATGCTTCATCCTCTACCCCACGCATCCTGCAACAACTCCGTCCACCCATTCCGCTCTAGGTGAGAACGCAGCCGCTGCACCGTCTCCAATGACTCATTGATGGTTGATTCCACGTCCCGCAACTGCACCGCAGCAGCCTCTTTCGCCTGCCGCGCCTGCTGCGCTTCCTGACGTGCACGATCGATCTCACGCTGCCACGGCCACCTCATGACTGGCCCCTCCCAGCGGACTCGCGGAGGGAGTCCAGGATGTGGGTTTGCAGTTTGCCGGCGACATCCCACTCAGAGACGGTCGTCGTCAGCTGCTGAATGGTTTGGCCGTCGTTGCGGCGACCTTCCCTGAGCTCGGCGATGGTCTCGTCTTTCGCCGACACGATCTCTCGGTGATGGATACCGAGGATGAGCCAGCCCTGTTTGAGTCCCCAGAACACGACGCCAGCTGTCACGATGAGGAACCCGACAACCCCGACGCTGTTCCACACCTCGGGGTTGAAGGGAAGGGTCATCGGACCGTCGACTCAGCTGTGCTGCCGTACTCGGCCGGAACTGGGGTCTTCGCCGCGGCCAAGCCGACACCGAGGATCGCCGACAGAAGTACCAGACCGGACGCCCACTGCTCGGTGGTGCCGATCGCGAACGCGACGCCGATCGGCTGCAGCGCGATCACCACCCCGTACAGGAGGGTGCGCCACTTCGCCGACGAATGCAGCAACGCGAGTCCGAGATCGAACACCGCGACCGCAGCTGCGGCGATCAGAACCCCCAGCGACGGGTCGACCTTGGTGGAGACGGTGATGACTCCGAAAACGGCGAGCACCACAGCATGGACGTAGGCGCGGCGGTTCGGGGTATCGAACCAAGCACGAATGGCAGACATGGTCACTTCTCCTTCGATTCGAGCTGAGCAAGGACGGCTTTCGCGCCCTCGTCGTTCTTGGCGGCCTCACGCTTGATCAACGCGACCGCCCAATCGACCCCCTTCAACGCCTCCCGCTCCACAAACTCCTCGTGGATGCGAGCATCGACGTTGAGGACAAACCCAGCCAGGGTGTCGATCTCCTTGTCGTTGGCCCGGTACTTCGATCGGCTCGGAAACTTCTTCTTCAGCTCGTCATCTGCGTAGGACATGGTGTCTCCTGGTAGTAGTGCGGCACCCAACTTGAGGCACCTGTTCCATCTGTCGATGCGGTCCTGGATGTGAGTCAGTCCGCCATTGATGGCGCGCGTCACGCCATGCACATCCCTGCGGTCACACATCTCGTTGATCTGCGGGCGGGCGACCGTCCAGTACCAGACCGGGCCGAGGAATCCGTACCGATCCGACGACAACAGAGCTGGGTCGTTGACGAAGAACGTGGGGTTGGGAACCAAACCATTCCCGTACGCCCACCGCGACACCTCGGTGTAGTTGTGCCGGCCAGTCATCTGGATCGGTCCGCGGCCCTTGAAACGGAGCCCGTCACCCGGCTGGGTGTTGCCGAGATCTCGCCGCCCCTCGTATCCACGCTGAGCCGGGGTCGGACCCCAAATCTCTTCCATCCATCGCAGACCGCCTGACTCGTGCCCGATCTGGGCGCAGAACATGGCAGCCCGATTGACGGTGGTGCACTTCGCCTGCGCCAAAGCTTGGTTGAACGCTGGGGTCAGCTGCGCATACCTGGACAGCGATAGTGAGTCCCCCATCGCCCTTGCAAGCGTCGCGGTGTCCATCACCGCGCCTCGGTGTAGCGCTCATGGATGCGGCCGTCGATGTTCAGGATGAACCCGGCGAGGGTGTCGACGGGCAGATCGTTGGCCCGGTACTTCGACCGTGACGGGAACTTCTTCGACAGCTCATCATCCGCATACGACGGCGCAGAGACCGGCTCCTTCGGGTACGCCGCATAGCCCTTACCTGCGATCAGCGACACACACTGATCGAGCGACACCCAGTACGAGAACGGCCGGAAGCCGCTGTCCGCGATCCACACCGAACGCGACGCATCGTCGTACCCCATTGCCGCGACGTAGTGATAGACCATGCCACCCGAGTAGGCCGGCGACTGCGAACCCTTCACCCCGCGCGGATAGTTGTTCGGTGGGGCGATCCAGTTCATTGCCACCCCGAACCCCGCATCGATGCTCTTGACGAGGTCCGCCCAGAACAGGTCCGTCTGGAACTTGGTGGGCGGATCGTTCTGGATGAGCCGCGACACATACGGAGCCCGCAACCTGGCCTCGAGCACATTCCGTAGCAGTCCGATGTGGTTGGTGCCGTTCGTTGTGGTGCCGAGCTCACGAGCCAACACGTTCTCGTTGACCTCCTGCCCACGCGACGACAGGATGTTCTGACAGGTCGCAGGACCACACCAGTAGTAAGTCTCTTGGCTGATACGTCCAAGGTTGAACGCCAGCTTCTTTTCCGCCACGGATACCTCCTGGCATGGTGAGATCCCCACACCCGGCGGGTGCAGGGTCGAAAGTCGAATAGGACTAGGTGCGGATGTCTTTAAGGTCGACGTCAGCGTGCGGAGAACCCGCCAACGTCCCCGCGTCCGTGCGGAGCTTCACCTCCGCCGTGAACGCCACCGCCTCAGCCTGAGCCACCCGATCCTGCTTATCGGCCTGCCGGGCTTTCAGCTCCTCGAGCCTCGCCATGTACGCCTGATGCTCCTCATCGGCGAGACGAGCGATCCGTTGCTCATACGTCTCATCAGGCTCATGAGAGTCGTAGACCCACTTCCCCGCCGCCTTCTGCGCATCCAGACTTTCGCCGGCCTCGTAGTGCTTAATCGAGTCCGCCACCAACCGCACACCACCCTCGACGAGGTGACGTGCGACATCCAGCCAGTACTCCGGCCCCAGAATCAGCGGCGCTCCCACCACGCCCGGGAGGCCGATGAACAACGCTGAGACCGCCTGCGCCTCCGCTTCACGTTCCTCATCGGACATGTCAGCCCACTGCTTGAAAGTCACCGTCGTCTCCTAGAACAGTCCGAGCTCGGATGCTGCGGTGGCCAAGCCGGCGATCTCACGCATCAGACGGGCCATCGGGTCCTCATCCTCGCGAGGCCCGAACTCCAACTCCCACTGCGCGAAATGATCGAACGACCAATCCAGCTTCGCGACCTTCACCCGCTCCACATGAATCTCGCGGCGCGTATCACCGGCCACCTCGAAGCTGGCGCGGTCACCCTTGTACAGGTGCCCTGACCCTGGCCAACCCACCACATACGGGGTCAGCGCCGACACCTTCACCGACGCCGTCTTCGTACGGCGGGTCGCCACAATCCCGGCACGCATCGCCATCACCGACGACAACGTGTACGCCTTACCTGGCAGGTCCAGGTGGTATTCCTTGTAGTGCGACGACCCTGATTGGGCTATTCGGTGCGGCAGTTTCACTGAGATCCACGCCAGCACTGTGTCGGTGTAGAACGGTTTGAGTACTGCGTCGATCGCGCCGCCCTGGGCGCCGATACCGTAGCCTCCGATGTTCAGGTTCGACGTCACCAGATCGCCGACCGTCTGAATGCCAGCGCTGATGAGCTCGTTCACGCCAGGGGCACTCTGTCCGCCTGCATTCAGGATGACGCCCTTGGATGGTGTTGTGGTGAACTCGGTTTCCACCCCGGAGTCGGCCGGGAAGTGGACGAACGGGAAACCCTTCGGCGTGCCGAACATGTCCTCGTAGAACTTGGACGGCCACGAAGGCTCCCCCACCAGTTCTGTTTCAGCGTCCTCGATGAAGTCGCCGACGAGCTCGCGGATGGTGCGGGTGAACCCGTCGAACACGGTGCCGCCGTTCGCGGCGCCCTCCATGTGCCCGGACTTGTCGACGATGTCCACCACGAGCGCACCATCTTTGATGCCGGTCACGAAGGCCCCGGGCCACGGCTCCGGATCACCCTTCCGGTACCGGCGCGTCACCACCGACAGTTCGGCGTCCTTCAAGATCATCTCGGCCCGGTCATGCCACTTCCCCCACCGCGACATGAACAGACACCACGTCGTCCCCGCCGCCATGTCCTGCAGGAAGCTGGTGGGTTTGATGACGATGTCCCAGTTCGACATGTCCAACCCGTCCAACCAGGTCGACGGGTTCATGGGGTCGTCGGGGATCTGCCAGATGCTCGAGTTGATCCGCCACAGCTGCAGCAGCAAAGCTGTCTTCAGCGTCCAGATCGCAGGCCCCGCCAGCAAAAATATGCGAGGGAACTGGAAGATCGCCGGCAGGAACGGGTTCGACCAGACGTCAATCCACTTCAGGTTCTCGTAGTCGGTGAGGAACGTGACGTGCAGCATCCGCTGCCCCTTGCCGTCCTTCTTCACCGACTTCGCGTCATACCGGCCTGTGACCCGAATGCCGTTGTGCTCCACATCGATGTGGAAGAACTCGCCCTCGCCCCGCTGGATTCGGCCGATGTCGTCGTTCATCCACTGCGCTACCGGATGCTCAAACGGGATCGCCAACTCGATGGGTCCGGTGTCGTTCTCCGGGTCCTCCACATGAAGCTCCACCACCTCCAACAGGAGGTGCTGTAGGCGTTGGTGTCCGTCGAAGATGAACACCCCGGGCGGGGTGCGTTGCATCCGCTCCAGCCGGCGTTCCTCGGCAACGGTCGCAGCCAAAATGGCGTCGCACTGCTCCTGGAGGCTGCCGGTCAACACTGGTGCGGTCATGACAACCCCGGGAACTCGAGACCGACAGGGCGCGTCCACAACCGCGGCTGATGCAACTCCGCCCGAGCACCCCCAGCAGGGGCATCGGTGTAGGAGATCGGCAGCAACGTCGGCGGCGTATACGGCGGAATGTCGTGCATCAGAAACTTGCCCCCCATCCGGCCCTGGAAGTTCGCGCCGGTAAATGTCATCGCCACCAACTTGCGGCGTTCACGCGTGATCCGAACGCCCTGATCGCTCGATGTGATGATCGGCAGAGGCAGGGTGCGCGACGCGTACGGACCTGCCGGCGCACGTGAACCCTTCTTCCCCCGCCACGACGGATCAGGAAGAGTCCACTTCGCCCGGGTCAACACCCACGTGTGCCGCATCGGCACATCAGTCGGATTCCACACCAAGATCGTTCCCGAACCCGAGGTCGTCGACCGCTCGAAAGCCTCCACATGGGTACCGGAATCCCACAACGGCATCGGCGCACGCATCTCGTAGGTGATGTCATAAAACTGCTGCGTGTACGGGTCACGCTCCGTCTTCAACTCCGGCGCTTCCCGCATCTGCACCGTCAGGCGACGCTCCCCTGACATCTCCGACTCCACCAACACCTGCGTGTGCTGGAAGTCGTCGTCCCACTCGTCAGGCTCCGCGGTGAAATCCATCCGGAAGTCGGACTCGAGACGCCCGATCTCCGACTCACCGCCAGCTTCGTCGTCGAGGTAAAACCCCAAGGTCATGTCGCGCGGCAGGTAGCGGATGCCGCCATACACGGCGCCGCCCTCGGTGTCCTCGATCCACTGGGTTTCCACTGGCGAATCGAGAAGACCTTGGACGCCGCCCTCGCTCAACGTGAGGCCAGAGAACTTGCCCTCGTAGTTGACGGGCCAGTGCATCCCCGACGTGCCGATCATGGAGATCTTCAACATCAGCTACGGCCTCCACTCATTGCCCGCTGCCGTGCCCGCTGCAGCCGAGATTGCCGCTCGTAGAACTCCTGCTCATCCCGGAAGACGGGGTTGTGGAAGTGGGTGGAGTTGTCCGCCCCGCCTCCGATTGCGCTGACTGGTGTGAAGTCGACACCGGACCGCATGGCCTCGAGCATTGCGCCGTTGCGCGCTGTCGGGCCCTCAGGCATGACGAACTCGCGGCCGTGGACGAACCCAGCGATGTCGTTCACTCCGATGTTGCCGGTGTAGCCGCCCTTCTTGTAGCCACCCTTACCGCGCCCCCACCGTGCAGTGAGATCCTTGCCGTACTTCGGCACGTAGTACCGCAGTGCCGCCACAAGATTGGCGCCCGGATGGAACTTGTCGTTCGGCAACTTCGGGTCCCGGTTGGCCTGGAAGGTCGGCTCAATCACCTGCAGCAGACCACCCGACGGCACACCGTTCTGGGCGTTGATGTCGTAGTTGTTCTGCGCCTTCGGGTTACCGCTCGACTCGTCACCGATCTGCTCCACCATCGCCTGCAGCTGAGCAGGTCCCTTCATCGACTGGTTGACATAGTCGATCGCCCATTGCGCCAGCGGACGCCACTGCTCAGCACCACCACCCGGGTTGTACTGGATGTTCGGCATCCCACCTGGACCCTCGGCGACGTCCTGGATCTTGGACTGCTCCTCCTTGTATTGGAGTTGCCCACTGGGGTCGAGAGACGAATAGTCCTCGGTCGTACCCGGGTTGGTCGACGAGCCCGAATCCGCGTTGGGGTCGGCAGGATTAGGATCGTTGCCAGCCTTCGCGGTGTCGTGCTTCTTCTTCGCCTCCATGAACTGGTTGAAAGCGTTGAGCAGCGATGGCGAATCAGGGATCGAGAACAAGCCCATCGCATCCTGCGCCTGCTCCGAGACAGCCGACTTCGCAGCCGAACTGAACCGCTCGGCAATCACGTCAGCCTGAGTCGGGTCACCACCCTCGCCAGTGTCCTTCTTCTGGCCGAGCGCATTTTTGATGCCATCACTGACTGCGTTCGAGGTGAGATTGCCGAAGCTCTCGGAGAAGCTGTCGGCGAGCCACGTCTTCTCCTCGGTAGCACCAGCCTTCGGGTCTTTCAGATTACTGGGGTCGACCTCGGACTTCGCCCGCAACTCCTCGGCGACAGCCTTCACGCCCTCGAGGTCGGTGTTCTTCTTGAACACCACCGCACCCTCGGGAATGGTGTCGGTCGGCTGCGCGCCAACCTTCGCCAAGGCATCAGCCAGCGTCGCGCCGGTCTCCATCTGCTTGATGACGTCCTGCAGCTGCTGCCAATTCAGAACCGCCTCAGGCTTACCGGTCTCGTTCGTGACGACACTCTGCCCGGTAGGGACAAACCCACCTTGGTCACGGAACAAGCCACCCACGATCGGCACCGACTTGATGACGTTCTTGACCGACTTCTTCCCCAGGTCGTACCACTTACCGACGTCCTTCAACGTCCGAACGACCTCGACAGCCTTGTTCAACATCGACCCGAACGTTTTGTCCATGAACGCCTTCGGGATTCCGAAGATCCCCTCGGACTTGCCGTCGAAGGTGCCCGAGATGACCTTGCGGATGCCGCCGGCCATCGAGTCGATGATCTCTTTGACCTTCTGATGCAGCCAGGACCTCTTGTCCTCCGGGGTCATCCCGTCGAACCCGACCAGGCCCTCCGGCACAACATCGGGGTTGACAGCCTGTTCCTTGTACCAGCTGTGGACGTGGTCCATGTGGTTCTGGGTGGGGCTGCCGCGGTCTTCCATCGGCTGGCCGTTGATGTTTCCCTGCGGACGCCACCGTTGCTTCCAGATGGTGTGCTCGATCGGGAACTTCTTGGCGTTGGCGTGGGTCCATGCGTTGACCTCGTCGCCCGTCTTCATGTCGGGGACCATCACGTCGAGGGCACGCCCCGAGGGGTGCTCGGGGTAGGCGTCCTGCCGGTATCCGCCGATGTCCTTGATCTGCTTCCACAGGCGGAAGATGATGCGACGCATCAGCACCGCAATCGGTTTCAGCCCACCTTCGCCGCCAAGGGGCGCGAGACGCATGCCGGCCTCGACCGCGCCGCCCTTCTCGAACCGCGGCAGCGGGCCGCCTTCCGACGCGCCCCCAATCCCGCCGGGAGTCCAGGTGAACGGACGGCCGGACTCCACCATCTGCCGCATCCGGTACATGGCTCCGTGCCCGCCAGCGCGCTTGACGTCGGCGACGTCCCACACATGCTCGTCGGGCATCATCAGCGCGTGGACGGAGTCCTTGCCACGCTTGGCGCCCTTGCCCATCGGGACGGGGCCGCCCTGGGCGAACGCGACAGGTGTGGGTGCCGGCGCCTTCGGGATTGGCAGGAATCCGGCGATCTTCTCCCATACCGACCGTAGGCCGTTGTTCCACACCGTGTTCACCACGAACCGGATCGGCGCGGCGGCGTAACCCTTGATCTTGTCCCACGTGGTGCGGATGCCCTCCGCAACAGCGGAGAACATGTCGCCGACCTTGCCGACCGCGGACTTCACCGCATCGAACGCCGGCCGGATGATGTTCTCCCACACCGTGCGAATCGCAGTGGCAAGAAGGTTCCAGCCGCCCTTAATCCAGTCGAAGATGGTCTTCACGCCGGACCACAGGAAACTGGCACCGGCCTTCACGGCGTTCCACACCGGGGTGATGACGGTGTCGACCACCGCACGCAGATGACCGGCGAGGATGCTGAATCCAGCCTTGAACCAGCCGAAGATGACGGAGACACCCGTCCACATGAACTGGGAGGCGGTCTTGATCCCGTTGAACACTGGGACGATGACGCTCTTCCACAGCCAGGTCGCGACGGTACCGACGACCCGCAGGACGGACATGAAGGCTTGGAAGATCGGTTGGATCAGCGCCCATGCGAACCCGATCGCAGTCTTGATGCCGTTGAAGGCGGGCACGATGATGGTGTTCCACAGCCACATCACCACACCGCCGAGGAACTTCACCACCGACATGTAGGCGGTGAAGTAGCCCTTGATGATGGTCCAGGCCACGCCGATCGCCATCTTGATGCCGTTCCAGGCGGGAAGGATGACGCTGCGCCACAGCCACATCGCAACCTGGCCGATGACGCGGAACGCGGCCTGCATGCCGGGCCACACAGTGGTGGACAGCCACGACCAAACCGCGCCGATAGCGTTCTTGATGCCCTTCCACACCGCGTTCACGATGTTGCGGAAGGTCTCGTTTTTCTTGTACAGCAGGACGAGGCCAGCTCCAATTAGAGCGACAGCGGAGATGATCCACCCGATCGGACCCATCGCGAACCGGAGTGCGGCTCCGAACATGCGCATCGCGAAAGCGCCGGCCTTGGTGGCAATGTTCGCTGCGATCTGCGCAACCTTGTAGGCACCTAGCGCAATCGTATTGACGCCCAACGATGCTGCCGAACGGCCTACTGCGAACGCAAAGATCCCCTGCACGACAGAGGAAACCGCCATGATCGCGTTCCACAAAGTCATCGCCATCATGACGCCCTTGACCGCGACAGCCACCGTCAACAACACAGGAGCCAGTGGGCCGAGTTTGGACATGATGGTGGCGACATGCGGTGCGATCGCCGCAAGGATGGTGGCCCACGGCGAGAAGGCGTGCACCATGGCCGGAATGATCGGCGCCAAGTTAGTCAGCGCCTGGCCAAGCGCAGGCATCAGACGTTCGGCCATCTGCACCAGCCCGGGGGTGGCCTCGCGGATCGCCTGCCCGATCGAACGCATCCCCGGCGCCAACCCCGCAGCAGAGATCTGCCCGAGCCGCATGAACGCCGCCCACAACGGGCCAACTACCGCGGTGACGTTCTGGATGACCGTTTTGACCTGGTTGAACGCGTCAACGAAGAACGTCTTGATCCGGCCCGACTGCTGAGCCTCAACAAGCATGGTCGACAGCGACTTCGCACCGTCGGCCATGCTGGACACCATCGGCGCGAACGCTTCGCCAGCACCTGCAGCGATCGACATCAGCCCGGGCATGATGTTGCCGAGGGCCTTGCCCATGTTCGCGGCCATTCCCGACGAAGTCTTCAACCAAGACGACACAATCGGGATGCCCTGCGACGAGTTCATCCAGTCGATAGCGCTCTTGGCGCCCTGGTTGAATCCACCTGCGACACCACGCAGTGCGCCACCCAAACGGGGAAGCCACGTGTCCGCGAGCGGGCCGACCCGATCTGCGAGACCGTCGAACAGCGAGTCCTGAACGCTGCGCTGCATCGAGTCCCACGCTGGCTTCACGCCCATCACCGAGCGAACGAAACCCTGAGCGTTGCCGGATAGCTTGGCCATCGCCTCGGCCTGCTTATCGACGCCGCCGGTGCTGCCGGTGTCTTTCGGCTGCTTCGCCTCAGCTAGAGCCTCGCGCGCATCCTTGGTTTCGAGGGTGGCGTCACGCAATCGTTCCTGCGCCTCGACAACCTCGTCTGAACCTTCGACGCCCTTGGTGCGGGTCTGAGCGGCTTCCTTCGCAAGGTCGCCGTTCTCGCGTTGCACCTCAGCCAGGCGGAGTTCGGCCTCCTGGACGGCGAGGACTGCCCGCTCACGGTCGGTGCTGGTCTCGAATCCGCCGCCGGCGAGGTCGGCCCGGGCTTCCCGGAGGGCGAGTTGTGCGTCCTTCTCGGAGAGAGCTGCACCCTTGAGCTGGAGGTCTAGGTCGCGCAGCTTCTTGCGTGCATCGTCGCGAGCTTTGGAGACGTCTTCCTGCGCGTCCTTCTCGGCCTCAACGGCTTTCGCGAGATTGCGTTCTGCCCGTGTGATGTCCTTGGTGTTGTCGACCGCCTGGGCAGCACCGCCCCCACCCGTGGGGGTCTTGAACATCTCCTTGAAGGCGTCGCCGACGCCGAGCATGCCGACCTTCAGGCCAGCGATCGCCGCACCGAACGCGGAGATGCCGGCGATTGCCGCACCACCTGCAGCGGACCCAACGGTGGCGATCGCCGCGCCGAGAGCGGCCAGTGCGGGCGCTGCGGTACTGGCGACGCCAATCAGGCCAGCCACACCAACGGTGAGTGCGCCGAGAATGCGGGAGCCGCGCGTGATCCGGCCGAGGGTGCGTACTGCAGCCGACAGAACTAGTACGGCTGCTGTTGCGCGGGCGACGTCGCGGGCAAGCGCTCCTGCGAAGGCGGACACGATCCTCAGGCCGCCAGCGAGTCTTCCCAGGTTGGCTCCGGCGAGCATCCGCAAGGCGGTCGCACCGGCCATTACTTGCACCGCAAACCCGCGCATGATCCGAGATGCCCACAGTGTTGCGGTGGCGATGGTGCCGATGTGTCGGACTGTGCCCTGCACAGCGCCATTCACGATCCCGAACGCCGCAGCAACGCCGACAATCCCGTTGCGCATTCCGGACAGGAACCCGCGGCCGAAACGGTGACCGGCGTCCTGACCTTCGCGGGTGAAGTCGGCGTTCGCGCGGAAGCCCCGCATGAAACCGGAGGCCATCGACCTGCCCGAACGCTCACCATGGACGCGGGCATCAGCCTCCACGCCATGAAGCTCGCGATTCACCTCACGGCGGAACCCCCGCATCGAGGGAAGGATGGTTACGTATCCGACGCCGACCTCAGTAGCCAAGAGACAAGCCCCTTTCGGTCGCGTAACCGGATATGCTGCGGATTTCCGGAAGAAAGTTGAGTTCAGTGATGAATCGACGTCTCGCTATCGCTGCGGTGTGCGCAGCAGCGGCGTGCATTCTGAGTTCCTGCTCGAGCGACAGCGGTGACACCGCGGCAGCCAGCTCGTCCTCTATGGCGCCGTCAACTGTGGAAACGAACGGTCGCGGCGCGATCGAAGTCGCGCTCGGCGAGCCTGTGGCCATTACCGGCAGTGACGGAGCGCCGGTTCTGACGATCACCGGCACCCGCCTGGACAGCACGGGCTGCGCCGGTGATCACCCTGAGGTGGCGCACACCAAGTTCGTCGCCACCATTCAGACAGGGGATGTTGAGACGGAGCAGTGGTTGTGGCCGAGCGATTTCTACTACGTCAACGACGCCAACAAGGTCGCCCAGAACAGCGAGATTGAACAGGCCACCGACACTGCTTTCGCGTGTGAAGGCTCAGTGGAGTTCATCGACGTCCCGCCGAACACGAGCAAGGACGGATCGCCGACCCTGTCCGTGCCGGTGATGACCACAGCGATCGGTTACCACCTCGACACTGCTGGCGTGGATCAGCGGGTGGAGTGGAAGCTTCCCGCCGAGTGGCGTCAGGCACTCGCCCCTGTCACCAGCGAGGCGCCGGCAACAACCACTGAGCAACCAGCGCCCGAACCCACCAACCCGGCACCGGAGACGACCGCCCCGGACACCGCGGCACCGGACAGCGGTGGCATCCCGCCCGGCTGGGACAAGAACGGTGACGGAATGATCGATACCGACGCCCCCATCGGAGACGACTGCGAAACCCCCGAATGCTTGATGGGTGAAGGCGGATAGCAGTCAGTTCGCCGCAGGAAGCGCAAAGAGGTCGCGGGCCGCATCCAGAGTGATGACGTCACCCTTGCGGACCTTCTTCGACGAATCCGCATCCTCGACGCCAGGCCGCGGATAGGGCTTCGGCCGGTTCTGGCCCCTCGACCCATCCTTAGTCTTCATCCACACCAACAGATGGAGTAGGTCGACAGCATCAGCGGCGAGGTGCGCTCCCAAGTCCCACTCCACATACTCCGGGTAGAGCTCGCGGAACAACGCCGAGGAACGGTCTTTGGCGATCGTGAGGATGATGGCCCGCAGATCACACCACTCGAAGTCTGGTGTGCCGGCATTGCGGAACCGTAGCCCTAGCCGGATGAGGTCAGCCGATATGGCTTCTCGATGCTCGTCGCAGTAATCGAGAAGCCCTAGGATTCCGGGACGCCCGCCATCTCAGAATCGTTCTGCCACTCCTTCATCATGTCCATCTGCTGCTCGAGAGTCAGTTCGTCGATCAGGTCGAGAGTCTTCTCGGTGCACATCTTCTTGTCGACGAGGACTTCGAGCAGACCGTAGAACTGCTCCAGTTCATCGGCCTTGCGTAGCTTGCGGAAGATCCCGCCGGGGATCTGACCGAACCGGGGCAGGATGATTTCCTTGGTCTTCGGCGAACCCTTCGGAAGCCAGTGGAATTTCTCGAGTGCCATTTGGTGGACCCAGCCTTTCAATCAATTGGGTAGGTGTTGTCCCGGCCTCACGAAGCCCGCCGGTGAGGCAGGCCGGGTCCAACGGTGAACCTCACCGGCGGGTTCTCAACTGGCCTCAGGGGCCTGCGGGTCGGCGTCACCCTTGGGGACGCTGCGCGCCTGGCGAACCGTCTCGGCCTTCGCATGAGCAACACGCTCAGCCTCCGCGGCCTCCGCGAGTTCCTTCTTCCGCTGCGCGACCGTCTGCATCACGGAGTCACATCCGCCAGAGCGTCGTTGTAGATGAAGTCGTACGACGTGTTGCCGTCCTCATCCTCGAAGCCCTCGATCGTGACGGTGTACATGATCGTGTCGGTGTGGACACGGGTGATGTCGTCGATCTCGGTGATCTGACCGTCCGGGATGTAGGTGCGGAGCAGGTTCGCGCCGTCCTTGGAATCGATGGCCCACGACTCGTGCGGGAGCTGGATCTTGTTCTTGGCGACCGTGATGTTGCCGTCGCCGTCGTCGGTGACGTTCGCCGAGCCGAACACACGCTTGAGGACGTCGGCGTTGATCGACTCCATGAACGCGAACTGGAAGGTGTTCGCGAAGTCGGTCTGCAGCACCTTGACGGTCGCGCCGCCCCACGCCTTCTTCTTCTCGGTGTCGCGGGTCAGCGTCTCGGTGACGCCGTCCTCACCGATGTAGCCGAGGTCGATCCAGCCGACCGGAAGGGCGGTGGTGGCGTTGGTGGGCGGTGTGGTGCCGAGCGGGGCGTTACGCACCGCGCCGGTCACGTTGGGTGTCGCAGCGAACACGTTTGCGGCTGTGGAAGCCATGGGGTGCCCCTTTCAGGCAGATGTGGACCCGGCCTGAGAAAGAGGAAGTTCGTGTGAAGTTGTTATTGAGTTATGTGCCCGCGGACATCAAGGGACGCCGAGAACTGGTATCGCGGAAGCGATGTGTCGGGGTCCGGGAACGATGCCGGCTCCCCTACTGAGGTGACACCCCGGATCTCGGGGACCGCAGGGTCGTACTGGGCGGCGAACACGAGCGCGGCCACCCGCTCACACAGGGCTGCAGCGTCCGCCGATTTGGTGTCCCAGCACTGCACGATCAGCAGCCGCTTCGACATCGCCAACCCACGACCGGAACCACCGGCCGCCTCGACCCTGACCAACTTCCCGATTGGCGGAGGATTCGTCCCACCAGGGTTCGGAACCTTGGTGGCCACCTTCACTCCCGTCAGCCGAGACTTCAGGTACGCGACCAGAGCCGCCTCCACATCAGGGAAAACGACGAGCTCAACCATTACCCAAAGCCCGGACGAGAGTGTTGCTGCGGGCGTTCTCTTCCCGGGCCTCATGCGTGTCTGGCCACACACGGCCACGCGCACGAGTGCGCCCCACGGACACCTCGGACTTGAATCCCTTACCGGCACGGTTCTTGATCCGACTCGTCGGCCCCTTCACCGTCTCGGTCTTCTTCAAGGTGTCGGCGAAGAACTTGCGGTTGTACTTGATCTTCACCCGTTCACCTGCCTCAAATTCACGACATGGCCGGGCACCCAACCAAACGGGTTGCCGGCAGTGGATTCGACCTTCCCGATCTGCTCCATCTGCCCCAGCTCGGGCAAGATGCCGCGGTCCCGCGGATCGGACACCCAATCCGCAGGGACGAGGAGTTCGAGGTCCACCACGTCCCGGTTGTGTCCCGCCACCTTCGGTTCCGAAGTGTTGGGGGCGCCCCACCCGATGACCTGACAATCAACGGGGTCGGCCCACGAATCCACGGTGTTGCCGTGGGCATCCTCGCCCTCACCGCTGTACGCCATCCACTGGATGGTGAACAGGGCGGGAAACTCAGAAGCCATGCTCGTAGATCGGGTTGCCGGCCAAAGTCGCTCCACAGGAGCAGGTGCCGCCGAAGTACACCGAGCAAATCGGAGAGTGACAACTCCCGGACTGCACCGTGTCTACCGAATACGCCTGCCCCTCTGTGCCGCTCTTGCAGATGTCCTGCAACTGGGTGATCTCCGACGGCCAAAGGTTGTAACCGCCACGTTGGCGGGTGTCGTAGGTGACTCCGAACTGCAGCGCAGTCTGCGACTGCAATGCCCCCGAGCCGGCCTTCGACCACCGGATGACCGCCCCCACCAGGATCAGCTTGGCCTCAGCCAACTGATCTTCAGTGGGAGTAGGGTCGGTAGAAGCTAGGCAGGGCGCAACCCGCGACGCACGAGCATTCGCACCATCAATCCACGTAGCAGACATCGCATCCGAGGCGACATCCACAGGTAGGTCGTCAGGTCCGATAATCGCAGCCACGAGTTACCCCTTGCCCTAGTCGCTCGACGACTTCGGCCGACCCGGGCCGCGCTTCTCCGGCTCCGGCAGGCGATACCCCGCAGCGATCCGCAGATCCTTCTTCGACGCAGCGACCGACACCGTCTGACCATTGGGCGCGATCAGAGTGACAGTCTCGTTCTTCTCAGCCATCGTTCAGTCCCTTCCTGGCTCAGGAGTGCGCGGTCGCGTCCTTGACCACGGCGAATGCATCCGTGGACATGATGCCGATGCCGTAGACGACCTCAGCGCGGATCGCGATCTGGTTCTGCCGCTTCAGGTCGCCCAGTCCGTCGGGATCACCGAACTCGATCAGCTCTAGCGGCACACTGACCTGGACGCCCCACCGGAACGCGGAGAAGTCGCCGACGATGGCCTTCACGTTCGGGTTGGTGGTCCGGTATGCGCCGGTCGATGCGGTGACGGCTTCCGGGCCGCCACGCACCGTGTCCGACACGGCCGCAGTCAGACCTGCGAACGATGCAGCGTCCGTGCCGAACCCGAGCTCCGGGTACAGCTTGCGACCCTGCGAGTCGCGCTGCGTCGCCAGCTTGAACGAGTAGCTGTTGTCCAGGGCGATGCCGTCGGGGGCGAGGCTGTCCTCGAGCACCAGACCGACACCGGCCTCGATGGCGAGGTCGGGGGTGGCCAGCGACTGGGTGGTCAGCTCGACGACGTTGGTGCTGTCGAGAATCTTCGCCGGCGAACCGGACAGGGCGGCGCCGGTGAGCGGGTTGATGCCGTGAATGCCGATCAGGTCCAGCGCACGGCCGAGCGCAACGCCGGACAGGTCGGCCATCACCTGCAGGACACCGAGCTGGCGAGAGTCGTCAGCCCACTTGACTTCCTGGTTGAACCGCTGGGTGACCTGCACCTTGCGTGGGATCGCGGTGACCGGCGCGAACGTCGCGGTCGACTCGCTCTTCTGCGCGCCTTCACCGACGACCTCGCCGCGGGGCGGGGCGGTCAGGGTCATGTACTGCTGCTCGCCGAACTCCTGAGGTTCGGCGGTCGACAGACGGGCCAGGACGGACTGGCCCTGCGCCTTCTGCCAGACGCCCGGCACCATGTGCTTGGGCAGCTGGAATGTTCCGGTTGCGAGAGCGACCATGAGAGTGTTCCTTTCGGGTTAGGAACTCCCCCCGAAGAATGTGCGCGCGAACGCGCGGTCGTCTTCTTCGGTGGTCGTTCCGGTCTGTGTCGACGTGCCCTCCTTGGGCACGGTCGGGTTCTTCTTCTTGCGCTCGGTTTCGGCCTTTGCCTGCTCAGCAACACGATCGGCAAGCCTCTTCGCCTGGGCGGTGAGGGTGTCCTCATCGGTTCCAGTGAGGAACAGTTCGGCGTCGGACGGTCCGCCGTCTTCTGCTGGCTTGGTGCTGATCCCGAACTGACCTGCGATACGGAGCCGCAGCCCATTTGCCTCGGACTGCTGGAACTTCTGCTCGAGGTCGGCGAATCGCTGCTCGATGGTCTTCTTGTCGTCGGCAGCTTTCTTCAGCTCGTCGTAGTCGGCGTACTTCTCGGACACCTTGCGGCGCTCTTCGGTACGCGTCTTGCCGACCAGCTTGTCGACCTCCTCCTGAGTGAAGGTCTTCGGCACCTCCCCAGACGGATCACCGTGCGAATCGCCTTGCGGCTCTCCGGTCGGTTCACCTTGAGGGCTACCGTTGTCGTCGCTCATTTAGAACTCCCGTTTCCGTCCCGTCGGACATAGACCGGCATTGGAGCGCTGCCGTGGGCGCTATCCCTCGGTGAGGGAAGTCTTCAGAGGTTCGCCGTGATCCAGTCGCGCGCGCGGGCTCGATCAGCGTCGGTGATGTTCCGGCCGCTGGGCGTGTATGCACGCACAGGCACAGGTAGGCCACCGAACTTCGGGACCGCGACACAGTGGCACGAATCGTGGGCGCCGAAGCTGGAGGTCGAGCGGCTCCGGTACACATCGCCACGGCTTGCCAGCAGAACACAGAATCCACACGCATCAGGCCGCGCGTACCGTTGCCAACCCTCAGCCTGCGGATCACGAAATGTGTTGTCGGTTATCGTTTCCCGGCTAGCCACCATCACGCGTTTGACCAGGCCCCCGGAGATCTGAGCGAGCGCAGAGTCCCAGTCCCCCTGCGCTAGCGACGCGCCCCACCCAGCGAGCGCTTCCACCCCAAGGCTCAAGTCCGGAAGATCCGCATCGTAGGACCCCCGCACATCGAGGTCTGATCGGTACTCGTCGTACCACTCCGCCGACAACGTGGCCGCCGTGTCGCCGTAATCGCCCACGAGAGCGGGCATCACATCGAATAATCCATCTCGGACCGAGGCGACATCCAACTGTGACCACAGAGCCGCAAGATCTGCCTCTGCGTTCCCGCTGAGGCGGACCAACAACCTACGCAGTTCGGTCAGCGTCGCCGGCATCGGCCGTCACAGTCTGCTGGCGAAGCGTGTCGAGCACCTGACGGCCAGTCGCGCGCCGACGCTCCGATAGAGCTCGCTTGATCTGCTGCGGAGTCAACCCGAGGAGTTCGTAGCCGACTTCAGTTCCGGCGAGCTCCGGCGCTGCAGCGAGCTGCTTCATACCCGCATCGGCCACCGCAGCCCGCGACAGGTAGCGCGGGTTCCGCCACTGCGTGTCGATCGACTTCCACGCCTCCGGGATCTCACCGATGGCAATACGGTTCTTCATCGCGAGAGCCCGGATGAACGAGTTTCTAAGCGCGGGAGTGAAATTGTCATCAGCACCCTCAGCCTCAGCGATCAACTCATACTGAGACGCGTCATAGGACTCCGCCGACGTCGGATTGACCATCTCACTGATCGCGACCGCCGAATCAGGCAACTGCGCTTCCCGCGCGAACAGTTTCGCCAAACCGTTGATGTCCGCCCAGTGCGCTTCCGGACTCGACGCCGGGAACTGCTTCACATCGGCGCGAGCCAACTGCGGGTTGTTCTCATCCTTGTCGTCGTTAATGCCCTTGATCCGCCCGAGACGGATGTTCCACATGTCCCGCTGAGTCCCATCGGCGTTGCGGAACACGGTCTCATCGGCGCCCAACAGCCAGAACTCAGGATACGAGTACACATCCATATGCCCTTCGCGGCGCACCAACTCACGAACCGCAGCATCCTGGAACCCCATGATCGGCTGCGTAATGCGTGACTGGCCGAACGGGCGTTTCGGTGCCGGCTTGTACGGCAACACCTCAGCAGGGACCCCGTACACGTGAGCGTCCCGCTCGACCTGCCACTTCGAGGACGCCTTGTCGCGCTGCGCGGTGATGGTCTCGTTCTCGAGGTACAACGCCAGTGTCAGTACCCGTCCATCCTTGTCCTTATCGATCACGGACAGAAGATTGTCGAGATGCCGGCGCCGGCGGTTCCACTGCCCGGTCGCTTCGGTGGCGTCTTTCACGTGGATGAGGGCATCGGGTTCGCCGTCCGCCCCGACTGTGTTGATCAAGAACGCGGGACCGTGCTGCATCGCGGCGACGATGGCGCCATCCACTTCAGAGGCGAGGTGGTTGTCTTCCCACACATCGTCTCCTCCGATACTGGTGAGATCGCCGTCGGCCCAGACAAACCCGTCAAGGTTGCAACGACGAGCCAACGCGTCGACCGCTTTACCGGTCCACCCAAGGATCAGTCCCAGATTGAAGTACTGCGGCGGGATTAGGGTGCCCACCATGCGGATGGTCCGCTTATTGTCGTAATAGGACGTCCGCAACAGGTTCTTCAACCGGAGACGGTCAATCTCGTTGAGAAGCCCATTCACGAGAGCGTTCTCGTCGTTGGATAGGTCCGGGATACGGACGGTTACCGCATCCATCTACCGCAACCGTCCTGTAGAAGCGACCCGACCCGACGACGACGACCGGCCGGTGCCTGTCGGCTGCCGGGACGTCATGGCCGCATACACGGCGGCCGACATCGCGATCGCCGGGCCGATGTCGAACGAATCCGAACGCGGCATCAGCATCCACCCACCAGAAGCACGGTCCTGCCGGCGCGACCCGCGAATCGCATCGGAAAGCTCAACTTGTCCACCATGTGACAACCGCCTTCCCTGTGCCATTCCGAGCCACAACGCATTGCCAGCTCCAACCTCGTTCTGTGTGTACGCCGACGCGTTGTAGCCCAGTTGCTTCAGCTTCTCGCCAATAGCCTTCGCTGCACCCGTCGAATCGTGTTTGACCAGGACCCGCCGACCAGCGAGGCGGGTCAAGAAGTTCATCGCCTCAACCTCGGACTGGGTACCCATGGCGATCTCGACGTGAGCGGAATCCCCATCCCGCCAGCACGCATCAATCCAGAACCACCCTGACCGTGTCGCGTTCACACCGAACGATGTCGGAGCGCCCAACTCTTCCGGATGCTCAGTTAGGTTCTTCCAGTCATCTCGAGAGACGACCGCGAGTGTCTCGTTGGTCTTATCCCAGATCCCGAACACTTCACGTTTGACGTCCTCCGGGGACATGTTCTCGACCAGACGTTCAATCGCCGACTTGTCCACCCGGAACCCAAACGCCGGGTTCACTTCAGTCAGAAAGCCCCAAAACCCCGGCGCATCAATGTCAGCGACAACCTCATCGGGATCACTGGGCGACATCTCCGCATACACACCCTTGAATGGGCGGCGCTTCTTCTGCTCGAGAGCCCGATCCCGGCGGCGCTTGAACGCTTCATGCACACCCAACGCCACATCCTTCGGGCGCGGAGGTGTGCCCATAAAGAACGCCAACCCGAGCTCGCTGACATTCATCGCCGCCAACATGTCCGTCAGCGCAGCTTCCTGAAGGTTCTGGCACTCGTCGTACACCTGGATGTCGACCTCGGAGAACCCGCGACCGAACCCAGACGACCGGGCGCCGAACAAGATCCGGGACCCGTTCGCGAAATGCACACCGCGGCTGTCGTCGGTCATCACCACTGGATGCTGCGGACGCATCTTCGGCCGAATCAACGGCTTCTCAACGATGCCCGCGATCTTCGTCAACGTCTCCGAACTCGTCCGATCATGGTGAGACGACCAGATCACCAAAGTCCCAGGCCGCGACAGGCAGATCGCGATCAACCCGACCATCACACCCCACGTCTTGCCGCACTGCCGGCTGATGCTGAGCGTGACACCCATGACGTCACACGCCAGCGAGCCATCCGCACGCAAACCCAACGCCGCGTACCATATGTCTTCCTGCCACCGATCGAGCACAACGCCCATCCCGGGCAACTCCGGGGCGATCAACTCGTCGTAACGAGTGAACGCAATGTCGTCAGGGATGACGCAGTAGCGGGCAGCGTCAACGAGCGGGGTTGGGTTAGCCCGACTTGCGGAAGCGATCGCCATTGAACGCAATCACCTTGCCGGCGTCCACCTTCTCCTTCGAGGCGTCCGGCTTCTCCAGGAGTGCACGCAGCCGAACAATCTCAGCCTTCGCTCGCTCCAACTGAGTGTTCAGCTGCGACCGCAACTGCGGCTTCTCCACGAACGCCTCAGCCAGAAGGTCATACCGAAGCTCGGCTTCAGCGAGCTCATCGCCCGCAGCCATCGCCGCAGACAACGTGTCGTACTCAGCCATCTCAATCACCTTCCCAAGCCGCCGGTTAACCGCCCAGCGTCGGCGTAACGCGCCACAATCGGCGCAAGATCAGGAAAAGCGCGGGTTCACATACGTCGGACGAACAGCTGCAACTTCCCGGACACCCGAGGACTTCTCACGATTGCACTGCCGACACACGCCCTGGCAGTTGTCCAACGCATCAGCCTCAACCGGCGACCAGCCCATCCGCTCCGCCTCATCAGACGAAACAACATGGTCAACCTCAAACGAACGCGGATCAGGCGGACGGGCCTCGTAATCGATCTGCCCACCCAGCACCTGGCAGTCCGCCGTGATCTGCAACGCGCAAGGGCCATCCCCGTCACGCCGACGAACCTCAGCCCGTCGACGCCTCTGAATCGTCGTAGACGAGAACGGCACTCCAACCCCCATCCCCCAGGTCACACACACATCGGGCT